GTCATTGCGTTATCCTCCGATGGTTTTATTGGCGCAGATAAGCGGTTCATAAGACGAGTACTTACCTGCGACAGATTGCGTCAGAAGGGATACGTGTTTTATCGATCAGATAAAACCATGTCTTGCACTTATGTTGTAATAGCGCCTTATTACGGTATTAATAGCTAGTCGACTAGATTCATGTCGACAAGTATTTAAAATATAAAGTCTAGTTATTAATACATATAGTTTGTATGACACTGGTGACAGGGTGCCGGTGACAGTGGTGTCAGGGTACCAATTTAGCAAAATCCTTTGGTAGAGCCAAAACAGTGTAAAGGTTTGATACTTGACGACCCTCCGTATTATAGCGAGGTTCAATATCGATCAAGGACTTCATTTTTAATCGTACGAGCGACCGGGTAACGGTACGACCGCTAAATCCCGCCATCTTGCTAATTGTTTCGTTGCCTAGATAAGTTTGCTTGCCGCCATTTGACGCATGAGCGCAGAGTATCGCATACACGACTTTATCGTTAGGCGTCAGTTCAGGCGACACCATAACGTTTCTTGCGATCATGACGAAAGGTTGGCTAGCGTAGTCGATCACGTTCGTAATGGTACGCACCACCTTCGGATATTTAAGTGGACCGCAACTACAAACGCCGTTTTGCCGCCGGTCATTCGTAGTTGGGGTGGAGACGCTCAATTGCGCCTTTCACATATAATCCGCACGAAATGATGTTTTCGGTCAAAATCGGCAAAACTTTTTAAATTTATTTTTACGCGACGTCGTTATCAGTCGCCTCAATCCGCTCCATGACGCCATTTACGACCAATTGCGCACATTTCGGCGCCCATACTTGCGCAGTCTCTTCAGCTACGGAGATATAGCACTCTTGCGTTTCAATCGCTTCTTCGACGGCATCTAGCGTTAGATCAATCGCCATTTCTACGAGGGCCGTACGCAATAACTCGACAAATGTGCGGAGGAAGTAAGCGACGAGGTTGCGGATCGATTTACGTTTAGCGACGAAAGCAGTACGGACAGCAGCGGATTCGACTAAGCTCGCGTATTTGAGTACGTCAAAGTTACGCATGAGTGTCGGGAACTCTGCGGATAATGCGTGGTTAGCGTATGTTGCGATAGAGCGTGAGTCGTTGGAGTTAAGTAATTCGAACTTCTTAGCGTCAGTGATCGGTAACTGCACCAATGCACGTTGCAAATCGACTGGAACATTAAACGCGTCCAGGGCGCCACACTCGCGCGCATTTGCGCCTTCGAATGTTTTAAGGTCTTTAGGGGCTTCGGAAGGGCTTAAAGAAAAAGAGTTTAATGGTGTCGCATTTTGGGCGTTTCCTTGTGTAACATCTTGTGTCGCATCCTGTGTAATCACTTTCGATTCTACGTTCGTTTTCGCTTGATTGGCGACAGGTTTTTCAGCGTTACCTTTCGAAACAGGTACGTCGGTATGGGAAGGACGAGTAACTTCGTTTTCTTGCGATTGGATAGGGTTATTTTCGGCAACTACGTTTTCAGTGGCTACCGGAAGCATACGGAGGATGTTCGCAGTCTGACGGTTATCAGATTTGCGTTTAGCGTTGAGGATCTCAATCATGTTGAGTGTGCGGAGTTTCTTAAAAGCGCGCATGACAGTAGCCCGGCTGCATTCGACCATTTTTGCGATAGAGTTCGCAGATAGGTACGCAACGCCCGGGTATTTGACGGCATGCTTCGAGATAGTGAAGTAGACATTGCGGTCGGCTTTCGTAAGTACGTCGCCATTTGCCGTGACTTGCGCCCAATACGTTGCATTGATCGCGTCTACGTCTTTGTGGTTAGTTAGCGAGGATAGCGTTGATTCGTTAAGGATGAGTGTGATTGCGGTTTTGACGGACTTCGACATAGTGTTTCGCTCCTTAGGTACACGAAAAAGCGCGCTTCCCGATGCCTTTGGTTAGGCGAAATCGAGAAACGCGCAGAAAATTCGTGTAGGTGCAAAACATCGTGGTATGGCGAATGTAAGCGTATAAACTTCTCCCAAGGGAAAAACTTATGCTTAATACGTTGACTACTAGGTTTAGACTTCGTATAATCAGCGTATAGAAGATTATACAGAAGGTCACCGCGAAGTGCGTTTCCGATAGGTCGTTTATCGGGATCGTCCAGTTAGGAATCGGCAAAATTCCTAATCGGCCGGTGGCTTTTTTGTGCTCATTTTATTTTTAGTAGCTGGCGAGTCGTTCACGAAATTGTGGATAACTTGTCAGCTTTTTCATTTTAAGTAAGTTTTACAAATGTTGCTTGTGGATAACTTTGTATTTCGTTGCATTCATCTTACCTCTTCGCGCGTATAGATGTAAAGCATTATTTTATTTTGTTTCATTTTTGTATTAATTTAAGTTAATGGCTTAATACCAACGTTAAATTTAATGGTGACATAGTAATTTAATTCTTGCAATATCTAATTTTTATGGTAACATTGAAATTAAGAAGCGGTGAAATAACCCGCTAAAAACACGAAATGAGGCGGTTTAAGTGGAAAAAGGTCAGTCGAAATCTCCGTTAATGTTTGTCATCGATCACGGTAATGGACAGGTAAAAGCGAAGTCGAGTAAGCGCGAAATTGTCGCTAAATCTGCGTATGCAAAAGCAAGTGCGGTCGGAGTTGAGTCGTATAGTAGCGACAAGGACGACGTCGCAGTTTTCAAATCTCCGCAAGATCCGGATAAAGAATATGTTTGGGGTCCAGGCGTAATTGACGCAGTTGATCATCAAGAATTACAAGATTCTTACACGCTACAAGATCGCTATTCACAAAAAGAATATCGTTTATTGACGGATTTCATTCTCGCAGAACTTGCGGCAGATTTCGATGAAGACATCCTTTCGGTCCATATCGTAACGGGCGTACCTTCAGAAGAACACGGAACATCGGCGCAAAAGTCGCTTGAGGACGTATTCACGGGCAGCGTACATACAGTACGTCGTAACGGACGCGACCATATCATAAAAATCGAACAAGTTACGGTATTACCGCAGTCTGCCGGTGCTTTATTCGTTTCGATCTTCGGCGACCGTCGCGCAGACCTTGCGCAAGCGTACGTTGGAGTCATTGATATCGGTAGTGGTACAGCAGTAGGCGACGGCTATAACAGATTAAAACGCCAGCCTAACGATGTTTTCACGATGCGTGAGGGCATGAATGACGTATATAGCGCAGTCCGACGCAAGTTGATCGCTGCTAACCCGAACATCCGCGCAACGATCCGCAGTATCGAAAAAACTGTTACATCGCCGGAATATAGCGGCAAATACGTGCAGACTTCGAAGATTGGCGCTGATATCGGGCACCTCGTAGACGACGCAATCAACGAATATGCCGACCGTTTGGCGAGTTACATCACGTCGGAGTGGCCGGATCGTACGAAATTTGAGACGGTTATCGTAGCCGGCGGTGGCGCAGCACTCGTAGGTAAGGCGCTATCTAAGCGTTTGGACGTCGAAGTATTGACGGAACCGGCATTAGCTAACCTTCGTGGTTTCTATACATTCGGAGAACGTCGCCAAGCGGCATCCAGTAAGGCGAAGTAAGCGATGGCGCGCGGTCGTAAGCCGAAGAATCCGGAGGAAGTCGTAAAGTTTACGAAGCTGATTGTTACGTTGAACGAAGAAGCAGACGCAGATATAAAAATGTTCCTCGATAGCTTGCCTCCCCGCGAGAAATCGCAGTGGATCCGCGACGCTATTCGCAATGAAATGGCCGGTCGTAAGCTGATTACTTCGCGAAGAAAGCGTAATTACCGTAAAATGGCGGAGGAAATCGTGGAGGCGCCAAAGGCGGTTACTCCGGAGAATGACGAATTAAACAAACTGCTCGACGATTTTGATTTCGATATTTAAACGAGGCGCCTTCGGGCGTCTTTTTGTTATTTATGGCAATGAGCGTCACATTATCGACCAGTATGCGTATACTGTAGGTAAAAACTAGGAGGGGAATTAATGAAGAAGAAATCAAAAATAGTAATCACATCGCTATCCCTTGCTGCAATTATCGCCGTCCCTTCGGCAGTCTTTGCCTACGGAAAGAACGAACTATATGACTTATTTGACTCCGGAGACTACACGCAGTCACGTAATAGCACACTAAGAATGGTCGAAAGTGGCATGTCATTACGCATTGAGCCTAAATGGGATAACACTTACAAAACGAAAATCGTAGTCGACGGATCCTTTAAGATTAAAAATACGAGCAAGGCGTATAGTCAGCGTGTTTATGCAAGTAAGGCTAGGCTGTACGCATATCGCGATGGAGCCATATATTACACACTTGCTGAAGCAAACACAAAGTACAAACTAAAAGACTTCACGCTACAACCTGGCAAAACTTCGAAGGAACAGTATGCGGAGTTCGTCCGATCATCGAAAGGTTTCGATAAGACGAAAGCCGAGTATTATTGTCTACACGTTCCGGTTAAAGAGGGTAAAGGCAAAGAACATTCTGTTGGCATGTGCACAGATAACGTCCGCTTCAAGAAATGATTATGTAAACGAAAAAAGCGCCCCTCCACGCAATTAAGCGCAAAGGGGGCGTTATTCGTCGTATTATTCGTTTGTTTCGTCGTCGGGCGCGTCCTTAATACCAGGAGTCGTCGGATTGGCGATAACTCCGCCACTCACGAACACGCCGAGGACTAGCGCTACCCAAATATTCCACTCTTCCGGCGTAATACCAAACGCCGAATTAGCGATCATGCCGAGTAGGGCCGCAATGGCCACGATAAACTCTTTGCTGCGGAGCCGGGCGCTCCAATCGATTTTACGCATACTCACTTACCTCCGATAGTCTTGACGTATTTTTCATGGGCCGTAATGAATAAGCCCGATTTCAGGCGCCACATGTATTCGCCTTGTTTCGTTTTCACTTTCTTAACGATCGTGAACGCGTCGCCGTATTTCACGTAACTGTGGACCGGTGCCGAGAAGTCCGCAGTCTTCCGGACAGCTACGCCATCGCGCCCTTTGTAGATGACTTTAACGAGAGTTGGCGCCACTTCTTTGTCTTTGTACGTGGATCCCGCAGGCTTCGCGATAGGCGGTTTCGTGCTTAGTTTCGTGCCTTCGCCCATATAAGCGACGACTTGCGCTTTGAACGCTGACCACGCTTTAGCAGCAGAATCGCCAAGTCCGTATTCCCGCGCCGTTGCGTCGTATACGAAGTAGCGCGGGCAATCTTTACCGGTGATATCGTAGTGGCGGTACAGGTCGTCGATGCCGAGCTTGTTGTCCTTGAGCAATTTCGCAACTAACCAAGCCGACCGGTCGAGCGCCTGTTTGAAGTTTCCGTCGACGTTAACGCAAGTTTCGACACCGATCGTCATGTTGTTAGGGTACGAGCCTAGGCGGTTTGTCCGGTAAGAACGTGCTCCGACATGGTACGCCATTTCGTTATCCGGAATAACGCGAAGAATCGAATCCCCGTCGCAGAAATAGTGCGCTGAAGCGTAAGATTTCGCAGAGATGGCGCCACCTGAGTAGTAGCGGTAGTGGGCGGTATCAGACGCGCCTTTTCCTTTATTAGCGGTCCAGTGAATGACGATACCCATTACCTTTTTCAGTTTGATGCCGGTACGTGTATACGGATTAACCTGCAGTAAAGACTCGTTGATTGTATATTTCGCCATGTGGCGTTTCCCCTTTCGTGTTGCGTAGATTTAGTGAGTCAAAAAATAAACGGTAAGTCCCGTTAGCACCGGGCTACATAAGCCCCAAATGCGTTCGAAACTACCGCGAGTGTCTGCTTTTAGTTCTTTGATATCGCGTTCTGCGGTGTCTACTCGCCCGTTCAACTTGTTTGATAGACTCCACGCGTTATCCGCCGTTTGGCGCACGTCGGTAAAAACGTCAATCTTCGTTTCCATGCGGACCAGGCGCTCGAGTATTTGTGTATCCATTTGCGAGTTACCTCCGCCGTTATCGTTGATGATCACGAAACCGCCTCGCCTTCGAACAACGGTTTGCCGTCAGTGCCGAGACCAAGCGCCTCTAACTCCGATTTGACCGCAGGTTGTAGGTTTGCCGGTACTTGTGCGAACGTTTTATAGCCTTTCAAAATAAGTGTTACGTATACTGTGACCACGTAATCGCCTCCTAGTTTTAGTAGCGCCCATGCGAGCGCCTGTTTGCGGATACAAAAAAGAGACTGCCGGAGATTATCCAGCGGTCTCATGTAATAACGCCTCAACTTCGTTTTGTAACGACTTCGGCACTTCTTCTAGCGCCTTCATCCCTTTAATGATCAAGTTTGCGTACACTTGCGCCATTAAGCGTCACCCCTTTCGAGTATTTCGATTCGTGCCTGCAGCGAGAGAATCATTTCGTAGGCTTCCGATAGCCCCATCATCGTGACGACCGTCTCCCCTTCGCGATTGGTGTCAGCAGCCAACTGGCTTTCGTAGGCATCCGTAATCGCCATCATCGTTGACACCGCCTCCGTTTCTACGTTAGCCAGGCGCTCGCTGAACGGCTTCGTTTGCGGGGCCTCCGCAGGGCTATCGATCGGCACCCATTGAATGACGCCCTTTTTAACGGAAACCGGGATCTGCGTCAATAAATCTTCTGCGTGATCACCGTAGTCGATTTTAACGACGCCGATTTCGCCTTCGTCCAATCCCTGTAACTCCGGATACGAGCGCATATCTTCTCTGAACGAGGTATCGATGACCCATGGTCCCGACTTCTCGGACACCACTTTTAGGACTTCGCCGGTCACGTTAGAAAAGTAAATCTTTGCTCCGATATTTGGCATAGCGCCACCTCCTTATTCGTACGCAATATAGCTGTAAAGTATGTTTCCTTGCGATACTGGCAACGCAAATCCGTTCTTAAACGACTCTACGATTTCGAACACTTTCGACGTGCCTGACGCCGAACTCGCTTCCGTGTTGTAGTAGGCATGGCGGTAAAGCCGGCGACCGCTTACGTTCGGATCCATCATATAGTAGCCGGTAAAATCGAAGTTTGCGTTAACACCCTTACTTAAAACAACGACAGATGGCGTGAAACCAAGACCGCTGACCTGCAAGATGTTCATGTTATTCTGCGTACCGTCAACCAAGTTAAACGCCTTGAGCGTACTCGACGACATTACCGTACCTGACGCCACTTTGCGAAAAGCACCGCTGCCGATGCGCGTGTTGATTTGATCAAGCGTCGAACCAGTCGCTAGTCCTACTTTCGTCGCCAGGGCATCGACCTTAGCGCGAGTGGCGTCTTTCGTGTCCTGGACCGCCTTAGTAGCGTCAAGCAACGGCGCGTCACTTAGCAACGTCTTGCGAATGGTATACGTCTGATCCGATACCCCTCCGTTTGAATCCGTCACGACTACGCGAACCTTTTGCGCATTGTAGAACTTCATGGCGTCCCAATGCGCCTGACTGACGGTAAACGTGCGGTTAAGACTGGCCGGCGAGTTAAACGTTTGGATGCCGATTCCCGTAATGATTTCGTCAATCTTCGTCACGGTGGCGCCTGCTTCCGGAGTCACTGTATAAGTGAATAGCGCCTTATCCGATTTAGTTCCGAGGTCTGCGCTATACGGCGCGACTGCCGCAGGTGCCGGGTAGTTGCCGGAGAAACTAATCCCGTTACCGCTTGCCGAGCGAATAAGTGGCGGTTTCGTCATCGTTAACCGGAAGTTGATATCGTAAAGGACCGTCGGCGTGAAGTAATCGTTACCGGCGTAAGAAGTAGCGGTTGCCCACGCATTTGACGAAAAGACGCGCTCTTTCGTTACTGTGTACGTTGATCCTGACGAGTTATCGAGCGCTTCCCATACGAGGAATACCTTGCCGGCGTTATCTGCCGTAAGCATGGCGCTAGACTGCCCTAACGAGTTTTCCGTCGTTTGCTTAACTGGCGTGGACCATGTGACTCCGAGGTCGTCCGAGAAGGCCGTCCGGATATTCGAGTTAGCGGAAACCCCGTCACCGCCGTTCCATGTCGCCCAAATGCGCCCGTATGCGATACCATTGACCGCTTTCGGCACGTAAATGGCGTTCGGCAGGTATTGCGCCCGGCTTGCGATTGAGTAGATTTCGGAATACGTCCAACCGTCGCCAAGCTGTACCGATTGCTGAAGCGACTTATCGCGCATATACATTCGGATTTGGTTTTGGTTGATATCGTAGGTGACGCCACTACCGGAAATAGTAAAGCCGAGGTCCCGCGTTACAATACCCGCAGTACCATTAACGACGGCAATCGAAGGCTCGCGCACTTGTCCGGTCGTACTCGTTAGCGTCGTGACTTGTTCGACGTAACCCCACCGGACTTCGCCCGTTTCGTCGATGGCGCCAAGCATATAGCGTAGGTTCATCGTCGGGTATGCGATGGTTTGCGCCGTGAATGCGAGGTGCAGTTCCGTACCGGCTGCGTTGATTGCAAGATCGATACCACCGAATTGACCGCTGATCGAAGAAAATTCGATAGTGGCCGGAGTAATCGCAGTCGTCGTAGCGATCGTCACGGCATCGAATGTAGCGTAAAAGATAGCGTTTGAGTTCGAAGCGTGCGCCACAAAATAAATACGCGTGCCCTTTCGAGCAATCGCGTATCCAGTGAGTGTTGACGATGTGATATATGCTAAGTCTTCCCACGCACTTGACGGCGTCTTTTTAACGCGGAATTGCAGGCGTGAGTTCGTGCTGCTGAATACCGCAACGACTAACCACCCGTTATCGAGTAATTGCGGATTCGAGTTTTTATATTTGTTGTAACTTCCGGTTAAAACCGTCTCGTTCGTGAGGTTTGGCATTAAATCACTCCTAATTGTTGTGCGCTAGTTACGAGACTAGTGCGGGCGCCGGCGAGAACTCTACCGATTTCCTGCATTCCAGTTTCGACGTTTGCGCCGTCAAAATAATTACCGGCATCTGCGATCGTGATATCGGCGGCTGCGTTAGCAATCGTAGGCAGTTGCGACGTTGGCACCTTGCCGTCGGATCCTAGCGAAGCCACTCCGTTAACCGCGCCACGTTGCGAAGTATCGAGCTTGCCGGACAGTGCCGCACTAAGTCCGGTAACGTCCGCGATGGCGTGAGTATGCGCAGAAGGCAGGAATGTCGAAGGTTTGTTGAGAATCTCCGACCAGTCCACGAAAGCCCATGAAAGCGCGTTTGCAGTGCCGCCGGCTTTGAGTACTTTACCGCCATTCGTCGTACCAGTTGCGGGTACGTGCGAGTTGCCGTCGCCTGTCGGGTGGGCGTATACCTGGACCTGCGCATTATCTACGAGGACATTCCCGTTAGTTCCGCTGCTTGTTGTCTTATTCGCACCTGTCGAGATACCGTCGAGTTTCGCTTTGTCTGCGCCACTTTGTAGACCGGCGGTAGACGTCGTAGCGTTTGCGAGACCTGATTTGATATCTGTCGAAAGTTCTACGACAAGTTCCGCATAGTCCGTGTTGATTACGCTAGCCGTAGTGCCATCGGAGGCATCGGCATACGCTACAAAGTACGCAAACCCATCGGTCTGTACTAATGAGGCAATTCCTGTAGAGATGATTGATGATTTGGAAGGCGTATTTGCACTGTTTGACGTCCAATATGTCCACGATGAACCGTTCCAAAATGAGATATTCGCCTTATTACCGCCGACACTAGAACCAAACCCCCACCAGTTAAATGTGAGTTTCGACAAGTTATTTCTCAACCACGTAACTTTTTCGGCTGTTGTTACACCAGGAATATTTCCATAGGTGCGTTGGATATGTTCGACAATATTGAATGAAAACAATTGTTGAGATACATGTCCCGATCCCGTGTTACTTACAACTACACGAGACAAATCGATCGACTTTAGTGCGTCGTAGACTGCCTGAACGGTGTCGGCTGCACTAGGCGTTGCCAATGATGTAGAACCGTATACTGCACTGCTTCGGTGTGGGTTCTCGGTAGAACTACCAGCAACCTTCCCGACAAAATTCGCATTTGATTGATCTACGAGTTTGTTTCCGAAAAGGACGTTACCAAGCGTGTTGTTATCCGTCAGTTTGCGCCACTGTTTCCATGTTGCCGAATACGTTCGAATATAGATGTTCGAAGTAATTCCGATGAAAGTCTGCGCAACCTGGCTACCATCTCGCTGAATAACATAAAGGTGACCGCCTGATTCCGGAACATTCTTGGTGCTCGAATAGCAAGCGTAGTTACCGGAATTTAGTAAAACGTCAGCATCGTCTTGGCTTGCGTTATATTTCGAGAATCCGGTCGATTCCGTCAACTTCCACAACTGTCCGGCATTCCACTTATCACGTTCCGGAGTCGTAATATGCTTTACTGCATCCGCAGCATGGGCGTCGACTTTCGCTTGGGCGCCGGTCGCCGATTCCTGTTCGAGCCATGTCGACCAAGTAGTGCCGCCATCTCCGGAGAAACGCGTAAACAACTTGTTCGCCGTAGTGTGCAGGATTTGCGAAATTCCGCTACTTCCTCGGGTACTTACAAACATCGTTCCGGAAGAACTATTGCTGTTTAAATTCGATGCCTGTACGTTGTAGAATCCGGCGGTGATTGTAGCGTTAAGGTCGTTGCTTGTCGGTGTTTTGCCGGATCCGACGCTACTTGTCAGAGCGAACAATTGCGCTGCATTCCACTTATCTCGTTCCAGTGACGTAATATGCTTAATCAGATCCGCCATATGAGTATCTGCTGCGTTCGTTTTCGCTCCGACTTTCGAATCAATGGCGTCGATCAGCGCGTTATACGCAATCCGGTTAAAGTTATCGTTAGCGTCCGGTTTAGGAAGCAAAAAGTTTGGTGTATTCGTAGCCATGCGCTACCTCCTTTATATAAATCCGGCGCTTATAACCCGCCGTTATCGACGCCGGTCCACGTAAGTCCTTTAGCGTCAATCTGCGCCCAAGTCAGTGCTTTAGCGTCGATTTGCGCCCAAGTTAAATACGTGTAAGCGAAAGCAAACGCCAAGTGCGCCGGCAACATTTCTCGCAAGGTGACGCCAAGACTTTCGACGTCGTTCGGTACTCCGTAAGTCCCTGTAAATTTAACGGTGATGGACGCTTGTGCCGGCGCCTCGATTACGGTTACGTCCCCGCCTGAAAAGGCAGCCGCGACGTTTGCGATACTTTCTTTCGTGACGGTCCCTTGTAGGCGCAGTCTCGATTGGATGCGCTCACGGCGTTGGACCACGGTATCATTCAACCCTGGCGTAATACCGAAAGCACGCTCCCATCGGGGTAAACTGCGCTCTGCGGTCATGACGTAAAGGTTATTAACGAGCGATTCGACGTATTGATCGAGCAGCAATAACTCTTCTGCGTCCGTATCGAGAATCTCCGCTACTTCGTAAATATCCGCCCAAAAGTCTGGCAAGTGCGCGAGTAAGTCCGGTTTAGACATTAATCGTCACCGCCCCAGCCACCGCCAGTTCATCGCTAGTCAGCGTAATGGACGTCGTGCCGCCGTTTAATCGCAAGTTAGAATAGTCCGCAACTCCATCGATACTGATCAGCAGACCGCCGACTCGCGTTAAGGTGATGACGCCACCCGACGGAACTTCCGCCAAATAGTCGAGATATGCCGCTGTGAACGCTTCTCTGACCGCAGTTAGCGAGACATTCGGTTGCAGGATGACCGTCGCAGATACCGCAATGGTGCGCTCCTGGATGCCGATTACCGTAACGGTGGCGCCGATTGGGCGTTGGCTTTCGATATAGTCGCGAACCTCGGTGATCTTACTTGCCGCAGGTGCTCCGCCCGTTTCCGCAATAAGTACGACCTTTACGGTGCCGGCGCCATTCCAAATCGGCGTAACTCGCGCTTCCCGGACACCGCTGATTTCCGTAGCCCATCGCTCGTAGTGAGCTGCGTTACCCGACGTGGCTTGGCGTTGCATGTACGTAAGGAACCGATCGATTAAATCTTCGTCAGATTCTCCGTCAGTGCCACCGGTAGCCGGTGCTAGGTTCGTTACCGTCAGTACGTTTGCCAAATCGCCAAGTACCGTAGTGACTTCGCCGGCCGCGACATTTGCGAGTACGCCCGGCTCGGTCGCTTGAGCAACGACAGTAGCGCCAGTCGGCGTAGCCATTACGTCAACTTGCGTCTCAAATACGATAGGTTCGCTATCTGATGTCGCAAACTGACTGTATGCGGGAATTAGCGTCGGTACTTCAGTGACGAGTTTTAGCGAAACGGTCGCAAGGGCACCGTCTTTACGTGTGATACCGAACTCACGAACTCTTCGGTCAATACGGTCGCCGGCTGCGGTCGGGTTACCTTCTGCGTCCACCAAAAAAGACTGTCGATCTTCATCGGCAGCCTCGATATAAAAGCGTTCCAGTTCAGCGGCGATTGGCGCCAGTAAGGCGTAAGCTACCGAACTTTCACGGGAATCTATATTAGTGGGTAATCGGTCTAGCATTGATTCCAATATCTGACCGAATAAATCGCTGTTAATTTCGTATACATCTGTAAAAGCCATTAGTCTACCTCACCTTCGAATTCACTTTCGGTACCGTCTTCGACAAGTTCGATTACAGGATCAACGGTAGCTACGCCATCTACGATATCGACGGCAACAGAAATGACGCTGTCTACACGGTCATCTTGCTCGAGCGCCTCTGCGACTTCTTGCGACATTTCGTCCATTGCGATAGCAGTCGGTAAATTAGCGCTGATTATCTCGTCAGCTCCTACACCGAAATCTTCATCGTAGATATAGTGGCGCCCCCGTTGCGTCTGAACGACAATAGCGGCCATTTGCATGACTGCGTCTTTTCCATCGATGATTGCCGGAGTTAAACGCCCGTTAGCGAAGTCGATTCGCCAGGTTTGCGAAGGAGCGATTGTGATTGTTTCTTCCGCCTCGACGGCGTCTGCTTCGAACTCATCGAAATCATCGTTAAAGGATTCTTGCGGAGTAAACGCCATTAGATGTCCTCCCCGTCAATGACCTTATCGACAACGAAAAAGAACCCGCGGTCAACGTCGTAAATCAACGCGACTCGATCGGATTCTTCTAATTGCATCGGATAATCGATATCCGTAGGTGTGCCTGCGATGGTCACCGAAACAGTTCGATTAATTAACTGCTGCGCCACTTTAACTTCGTGGGCCTCTAAAATATCGTTTACACCGTCGACTGCGATAGAAATAGGATTGACGGATAGGACCGTACCCAATTCGATATCTAGCGCTTTGTTGTAACCGTATTTCTTAACAACTCGGCGCAAGTCGGCGCCTAGATTCTGTCTACTTTCCATATGCCGCCTCCTAATCTAATACTCGAACGAATCCGAGTAGGTAATTGCCCCAATAGCCGGACCCGTACTTCTCTTCCTTGCAGCCGTACGATTGCAGGTTGACCATGTTTCCGTCTCCGGATACGATACCGACGTGTGACGGAATGCCGCGCCCGCGTCCCGGAATAGTTCCGCTGAACAACACTAGGTCGCCTGGTCGCGCTGAACTACGACTGATTTTCGTGTACTTGCCCCAAATAGACGGCGTATAGTTCGGTACCGTTCCGGCAATGCCCGCTTGCTTATAGACATATTGAACAAAGTCACTACAGTCGCCTACATTGCTGCCGTTTAATAACGGGTTACCGCCTGCCAAGTTATAACGCAATCTACCTTTTTTACTCCGCGCAATCTTTACGATCTTCTCGCGAGTGGCCGTCTTCGAGGCGCTACTCGGCTTGGGCGTCGGCTTCGTTCTAGTAATAGCCGCTTGTTGCTTCTTCAGCATGGCGATCGCATCCGCTAATTCATTAGCGAAACGGGTCCGCGTGACCGGGAATCTGCGAGTCTTGTCTGCGTAGATAGCACGAAGCCATGTATCGTCCGAGATTCCTTTTTTATACGTAAGGCTAAATATCGGAATGGCGCCTTTTGCGCTAGTCGACGAACCGGTTCCGAATTGAATGGCCGTCGATAACAAAGCCGCCTGCATCGCCCAACTTCGCTTGTTCACGTCAATGCCTGTACGGCGTAGAATACCGTCGCGAGCAGGTTGGTAATACTCTTTGTAGGCGTAAGCATGTTCCAGGTCCGTGAATCGCGACTTGTATCGTTGTGCTACCGCTAACCACTCTTTCGCAAATGCACCGTTAACCTGCGAAACTGAGCTAAGTTTATTCGCCAGTCTTTCGTAGATTTCGTCGTCTTTACCGGACAAACCACGTACGAACTTCTGTGGAGTGCCTGCACGACTTGCCATTTGGTAGTATCCATAAGACATGCCGCCGTATTTGCGGTCGTTATAGATCGACGTACTGCCTGCGTTAGAAGTCTCGTATTTACGGACGAAAGCGGTCAAGTCTTTGAACGGCGCCTTCGTTCCGATAGCAGCGTCACTGCCGGTCGGAGTTGCTACGTTATTTGACGGCTCACTTGGCGGCTCGTAATTCGAAACATCAAGCGCCCATGTCTTAGCGAGCGTTAAGTCCATCGTATGCTTGCCTTTACTATCGATCGTGTGCGAATCTGCGGTAATCCAATACCGACCATTTACGCCGGTTGCGGCATCCTTGATATAAACGACATCTCCACATTTGACGCCGAAGTAACCTAGCGCTTGAACCGATAACGTACGAGTCGGCTGATTACGCCGGGCTAGCGCCTTATCTGCGTATTTCAGTAAGTCGCCCGCTTTCCTTACGCTACTGCGGTGTTCTGCATGTTGCAGGATGCCGTAGCGTTTGATTCCGGAAGCGTCTTTCCGCGTAACCTTTAACCCTTTGATTTCGTCCTGGCCGCCGGTCATGTAGACTTGCGTCGCCATTCCTTCAATCGAAGTGGTTGCGGAAATCCCTTTCATGTTGGTCCCGCGTTCGACTCGGAATCTTACGTTTTGGGGCACCACTTGCGCGAGTACGACCTTACCACCGCGGACCTCAAGCATGTATTTGCGTCCCGTTACCTGGTAAGTCTCCCAAATCAAAGTATCGAAAATTTCCGCGATACTCTTCTTCAAGAAACGCTTTACTCCGAATTTGTATTTGGTATCGGTAATGGATCCGTAAGCAATGCCGTATTTCTTACATAACGCCTTAATCGCCTGACTCGCCGTCGTACCGCCCTTTACAACGTAATCGACCGTATTCTTAGCGGCATACCATAGCTCGTCGAATACCGTGACGTTCGCCTTTCCTTCGCCAGTCCGCTCGACTTCTACGACTGCACCGCGAAATAGCTCGGTGCTGCCGGAATAGAGGCGGATTTGTCGCCCTACTGTCGGTACGAAATCGCGGTCGTTGACGTCTTTACCCATGACGAGATCAATCGCCAAGCAGCGGAAGGCATCCGATTTATTACCGGACCACTGGAAACCGGTCGACATCGAAGTAAAGTCTGTTACGTATTTGCCGTCGTAATAACGAAGTTTGACCGAAGGAGTGCGCGATAAATCCACGACGCTAGTATCGTATTCATACTTAATCTTCGCCAATTGATCGCCTCCTTACGGTTTCTTCGGTATTTTGAGTTTCATGCCGGGATATATCGTGAATCGACTACGTGGCTTGTATTTGCGATGATACTTCGCAAACTCCGCTTTGTTGGCGTTATAGATTGCGTTGTAATACTTGTAGTCAGCGGATTTGTAATAACGTTTAGCAATCGCACCCAGTACGTCATTTCTGCGCACGGTGTAAACCGGTGGTGTCGATTTCTTAGGCGCCTTACTGCGCGGCTTCGTCGATTTGCCTTTCTTGACCGGCTTCTTCTTCGTGGTCCGCTTGATCGTGACTTTTGTACGACGAATGGTTGGCGCTTTATATTCAACGAGTTTGAACGATATCCAAGCGTCACCAATATGACCAGGACGCTCAAAGTCGATCGTTAAATCTTGAATGGTGCAATCCATCGCAAGTTGCGCGTGTTCTCCGATAATGACGCGGACTGGCGAACGTTGGTCTTTCCACTTTTTAATGGTAGACGCCGCTTCGTCGGGTGTTCGCGAAGGTTTCGAGGTACAGAATGAAGGATCGTACTCGCGTGGCCACAATAACTCGCCGACTTCTAAGGTCCGCAATTCATCGCCACTGAAGATCGTTACTTGTCCTTTGCCGAGCACTTCTTCCATCGAAAAGGGATTCGCTGTGTTCTCGGAAATACCGACAGACGACGGAACCGGGAACCGTAAATACGTACTCCTTGAAATCTTCTTATCGCGCATGTCTGCGTATTTTCGTGATTTATAAATAAAGACTTCCGCGCGCGTTGCGTGGAAGCCTGATTTCGTTTTACTTAGGACTACTGCCATCCTTTACCTCCTACCGGTTTCTGTCGTCTGACTCGTCGATCATCGTAATGAGTTCGCGTGCCACTCGTTTAATGTCGGCTTCTTCACGAATCGTTACGCCTTGCATGTTGATCGTGACATTGCGCCCTCCGACGTTACTAGAACTCGAAGCCCCTGCGCCGCCTGAAGAAGCAGCGTAAGGATTGACGTCTGCGAGATTACCGTTACGACGCGTCAATACGCCGGAGTTGCGAAGTAATGCCGATTGGTTAGCGGTTAATACCGACTCGCCCGAGTGTAGTGTCGCCTGGTATCCGTGATTCGGAACGTTGAATAATCCGGAGTAGTGAGAACCGCCGGACTTTTTCTTGCCGCCACCGCCGGAACTAGAACCACCGACCATATCCGAAACATAATCGACGATACTGCCAACGCTAGGAAGCGTAGATTTAATCTGATCCCAAACGAGGGTACCGATTGACGAAAGCATACTGATTCGGTTCTTGAACGCATTAAAAAGCATTTCCGGAATACTGCGCCCCCACTCGACTACCTTATCTTTCGCAGTAGTGAGCTTTTCCGCGATAGTCCGCGTAATGTTTCCGAAACCTGTCGATACTTTCGTTTTGATTGCTTCGATACCACCGGAGAAGAACGATTTAATCTTCACCCAACCGTTAACTACGTAGTCGCCGGACGTCTTGATTCCGTTCGAGAAGTAGTTTTTAATCGCAGTCCAACCGCCCGATACCGCAGCTTTCAGACCGGTGAATAGCGCTTTACCGGCTTTGAGTATACGGCCTACGAACATGAGGTTGATGTATCCCCAAATAAACTGGATTGCGCCGAAGAACACTTGCTTGACGCCTTTCCACATCCGGCTGAAGTTACCCGTAAATAACCCGGTGAAGATGTTGACGACGCCCATGATCACTTTCAAGGCGCCGGAAATGACGTTCTTGATCGCATCCCACGTACCAATGACGAGCATCTTAATGACCGGCCAAATGACGGAGAATACCGCTGCAAACACTTTGAATGCGTTCTGAACCGCTGTAAAGATCGCCGGTCCATTCGTATCCATGAACGTTTTAATTACTGTGAATTGCGACATGAAGAACGACTTCACCGCGCCAAGTCCCGCAAACACCGTAGATTTCACCGCTGTAATGACGCCAGTGATCGTCGTGATTGTAGACTGCGATAGCCCGATCGATTCGAGCAATTTCGTGCCACCCGCTGTATTGCCGCTAAATATCGCAAACAGACCTTTAATCGTAGTACCGACTGCGGCGACTCCATTGCGGAACGTTTCGCTATGCTTGTACGCGTAAGCGATACCCGTTGCGAAGAGTGCGATACCTGCGACGACTGCGCCGATTGGCGAGATAACTACGCCCAGGACTGCGCCGATACCTGCGATAGCAAGAGTGAGGGCGATGACTCCCGCCGTAATGAGCAATGGCGTTTTCAATGCGACCAACGTAGCGCCGAACATTCCTAACGCGTTCGTGATACCGTCCATTGCGCTTGACTGCTGCATCTTCTCGAGCAAGTTCGCCATCCATAGCGCAAGCTCTTTGATTGCGGGTAATGCGGCCGTACCGATGACAATTTGCATGGTTTCGAAAGCCCCGCTCATCTGCTCGATGGCGCCGGCTGCGTTATTCATTTTTTCTTTGGCGACTTGTAGCGCCGTGACGTTCGCCATTTCCTTCTGCATCTTCTTGACGCCTTCTGCGCCCTCTTTGTAGAGGATGTTACCTGCGCGTACTGCGTCTGATCCGAACATCGTCTGTAGCGTAGCCGCGCGCTGTTCCCGCGTCATGCCGGTTAACGATTTCTGAAGTACCGAAGCAATGCCGGCCATCGATTTAATATTGCCTTGCGCATCGAAGAATTTATTCGAACCGTCTTCGAGTACGATACCGAGGTCCATAAATAGCTCGTTCGCTTTCTTCGTATCCGGAATCAAGTTCGCAAGCATCGTTTTAAGCGAAGTCCCTGCGTCTGATCCTTTAATACCGTTTTGTGCGAAGACTGCGAGGGCCGTCGAAGTATCCTTGAACGATAGTCCGAGTCCACTTGCGACTGTACCGGCTTGCGAAAGCCCATACTTCAATTCGCCGACTGACGTAGCTGACGCATTGGCCGCGCCGGCTAAGATATTTGCCGCATCTGACGCCTTCAAACCATCGTCTTTAAACGTGTTGAGCGAGGTCGACATGATTTCCGCAGCATCTGCGAGTTCCAAACCGCCTGCAGTAGCGAGATTAAGCGCCGCTTCGAGTCCTCCGGCTTTTACCGTAGCTGGCGAGATACCGGCTTTTAGCAACTCTTCCATACCTTGCGCTGCTTCTAGTGCCGAGTACTTCGTAGATGCTCCGAGGTCCATTGCGACCTCTTTCATCTCTGCCATTTCTTTACCGGCTAAACCGGTTAAGGCGCCGATCGTCGACATTTGAGACTCGAAGTCCATCGCCAGGTTGACGCTATTCATCGCCACCATGCCTGCGCCGACTCCCGCAAGTGCCGTAGAAAGTCCGGTCGCAGAAGCGGCCATACTTCCGAAAGCACCGGAGAGCTTACCGCCACGTCCGCTCATGGCGCTCATTTCGCGTCCTGCGTTTCGGACACCGCCTGTTATGGTCTTCGTTTGCTTTTCGAATTTTTCCATTGCGTCGGTCGAGTTCTTTAATGGTCGACTAAACATATCTTTAAGGCGAATTATGCCGTTAAGTTGAATCACCCAGTTCACTCCTTTCGCTAAGTTACGTCGCGCGCCGCTTACCCACGACACGCCAAGTCAGTTAGCGAAAGGGGTTAATTACTGTTTGCGTTTGCTTTCGCTTGTTCTTCCGCAACGATTAAATCTGAAGCTAAAATAAACGCTTGATGGCGAGGTCGTTGCGCTAATACTTCGGCCGGAAATTTGTGGTGATTTTGCCACGCATAATGACAAAGAATCGCCTCAAAATTATCCGACCGGATTAGTTTTTTAAGTCTTCTACTTCTTCCTGGACAGGCCCGAATCCGGAAATCTTCATAATTTCTTCGGACATCGAAACTCGCTCACCAACGTTGAAAATCTTTTTAATCGCAAGCTCTTGTGTTAACGAACCTGTCGCGTTCATTAATTCTTCCGGTGATGGATCGACGAGAGCTAGTTGAATTGTCTTAGTCGCCATTTTGAACTCGTCTGCTTTACCGTCTGCGCTGACTGCTGAAGCGCGGACTTCTTTAAACTGATCTTCGTCCAAAGGTTTGACAGTGATCGTAATACCAAGGTCTTTGATGCGCTGTGATGGTGTGATTTCCTTAGGAGCAACTAGATCGAAGCCAAGAAGTAAGTCGATTTTTGATTTATCCATTGTTTTAGCCATGTGAGGACCTCCCGTTTAAAGTCCGTCGACTATAAATTAAGTAATAGAAAAGACGCCCGAAGGCGCCTGTTATTTCAAGTCTGAAGCTGAGAGCGGTACGTAACTGTCGCAGAAGAACTCCAATTCGTCTTCGACCAAAGCGCCAACTTCAGCATTAATAATCGGGACTTTTCCGAATTGAACGTTTTTAAAGCGATAGGCTACGACGCCTTCTTGTGGATCGTCCAAGATATAGAGCATGTCCTGGATACGTGGATTTTTACGAGAAGCCTTTTGGAAGTCCGAGAACTTGAACGGATCCTTACCGGCTTTCTTGTAGTAAGTCATGTTTCCGCTAATCTCGTACCCGGCGTATTTCTTACCAGTGTTCAATTTGCCTGCCATTTTGAAGTCTTCGTATGCTGGCTCAAGACCTGCTTCGAACTTCGAAACGCCGAGCCACTCGACACCATTCGCATATAGTTTGCCGTAGGTGCCTAATAATGGTTCAAAATCATTCATGCGGCGTTACCTCCTTAGTTAGTGAATCCGACAGAAACGTAAACTTCTTCCATCGTGTCTTGGAATACGAGCATCATTTCGACGGCCACTTGGTCGGCGTCCGCGCCTTCAGGGCGAGTAACACCAACCGTGAATCCTTCTGCGATAACACCGGCATTTACAAGTGTTTGTACGTAAGTTTCGAGCGTCCCTTTTAGCGAGAGACGTTGCGCAGGACCATTCGCTTTCTTACCAATCCAGTTGTTTTCGATTTCTTGCTTAACGTCGCGTACGATCGTCTGTTTCAATAACGACTTGCGCAACTTCGCGCCACTTGTCGTAATTCCGCGGACTGTTCGTACAAAGTCGCCATTAAACTCGTAAACGAATGCTCCGGCTACGAGCGCTGCCTTTACGTCTGCCGGCGATAGCGCGACATTGACGTCAGTAGCGTCTAAAATCTCGGTATACGTGAAACTGTCGCCAAGATTCGAACCTGCGATCTGTCCTGCGAGAGACGGCGCGTTTAATCCGCTTGACCGCGTCACGCTTCCGAACTTAGGCGCATTGATTGCTTGCACGATGAAGTCGTCTTTGTTCGCAATTGCGGCTGCAATCCCCATATCCGGTTTCGCATCACGCGCTGCATTTCCGCCTGTGACGAAGAAAACGTATCGATCGTTAAGTGTGCGTTCGTCAGAAAGCCACGTCTTGAATGTCGCAACGACTGAATCCGCTACTTCGTGATCAAGCGCAATGACTTGGAATCGTTGTGTAGCGAGTGCTGCGAGTGCTGCCGTATAATCTGCGGCGACTGGCGTAGCAGGTACCGTTCGAACGATTACTTGCGATGCTCCGCCATTAAACGCCTGGACGACTGCATCCGCTTTTGCGACCGTCATGGTATCGCGGGCTTGGCGAGCTGACGTAAACACGTACGTCTGATTGACTAACACTGGCGCCACGTAGTTCGACGCAATCAGGACGACCGTACCTTCGATGTCACTAAGGCGTGACGTAGCGAGTTCGGCGAACGTGAAAAATACGCCGGGGCGGCCTTTATCCGTAATCTGTGCCATGCTTTAACCTCCTGTTTTTGCGCAACAAAAAACCTCTACCGAAGTCAATTGATTTCGAGAGAGGCGTGTTGCATCGTTTCATATACTTCTGTACTCCGCGCAGTATGCGAAGTGGATTGAATCGTTAAGAAAACGCCGTCGAGTGGGGCGCTACCTTCCGTTTTGAACGGCTTACCACCAGTGATCGAACTGATTCGCATGAAAGCGAGCGTCTGCGCATTGACCGGTATGGAAATGGTTTGCGCTAAATAGACTTTAAGGGCGTCCCCTACTGCCTGTGCCGTATCGATGCGATCATCGACGTAAAATATTTGATAAGACCGGATGGTCCGCGTCATTCCCGACGCAATTGGCGTCACTTCATCGGGTAAGCTACGAAGGACTAGCGTCTGTTTGACGGGTTTCTCCGGAAAGTTTTGTAATGCGATTTTTGCGTTAGCAGGCAGCAGTGGTTTGAGTAACTGCGATAGTGCCGCTAATTCTTCGTTAGTGTTTGCCATCGGTTATTCCCACCACTTTCCTACTTCGCGTTTAACCGCTTCGTCAAATATCGTTTGCCATCGGGCGGCGTTCTCTTTCGTTGGTGTTTCGAGAAACTCCGGATCGCCCGACACCGCTCGTTTCGATTCTTCGTGGATGTAGTAAGCGTAGTTAAATCCGTCTTTGACGGCGTTGGCGGAAATCGTACCGGATACGTCGCCGATCTTTAAAGCATTCGCAACAGGTTCCGCATGTATCGAATCATGCAGCGTTCCTGTGAGATAAGGGGCGATATCCATCGCTTCCACACGCCAGTCATCGAGAATTTCTTCGATACCATTTCTAGCACCGCGGACTAGGCGTTTATCGGTCTCGCGTAACACGCCCATCAAATCTTGCGAACCCTTTATCGTAAAATCAATGCTCATACGAACACCCGCTTAATGAGCGCCTTGCCGTTAAACCCGCGTACTGTTTCGATTAACTTCGGGCGATATTCGGTAACTGGCGAATATTCATCGGTATAGGTATAAGCGTCGTCATACGACAGGGCTTGCGATTTGGCGAAATAAAAACGCCCTCCGGAAACATATTCGTCTCCGTTAGGCGTCGTAATCTTCTCGACTTTGTTTTCAAAGCGGCATTTAAGCGCCTCTTCGATTGTCTCCGCATATCCAAAGTCATCGGGAATCCCCGCAACCTTGCGGACCACACGTTGTTTTAGCGGAATTAACGCCATATCAAACCACCGTCCATTTCACGCGACCACCAGGCTTCGGTTTATCGGGATTGGCGTCAGCAACCATCGTTCGAATGTGCTTAGTAATAAGTTGATCGAGTTCTTTGGCGCCATCCTTAAACCCAACGCTAATAGCGCCCGACAGCGAGAAGTTAGAAACCCCTTGCTGGCGGAGCTTGTTGGTATCGCTAAATGCGGTAGCTAGCGTAGCAGCAAAATCATGTACGGCATCGATCGGAATGACGTAACCGCGAAACTTGCCGCTTAGTGTACGTTCCGCGATGTTGAAATACCGTTGCTTGTCTTCGGGCGCAGTGTCCCGCCACTCTTCCGGATCCGCAACGTAGCTATTTACGTACTGATCAGCGAGTGTTTCGTCGAATACGGCCATTACCGTTCACCTCCGTAAGTGTTTAGTTATTCGGCTGCCTTCGCTTCTGTTGCTTTCGCTTTAGGCGGTGCCTTCGGTTTGACCGGTGGCTTCGCTTTTGGTGCAGGTGGTTCGTTGGCTACATCCTCGCGAGTAACATCGCTTAACTTCGAAAGGACGTTGATGAAGGCTGGTTCGTCCGTCTCATAGCGCCCTTCCGTGAAGTTATGCAATTGTTCGTCGACATAAAAGCCTAGCGAGGGGTAGACGCTTTTAAACTTTGCCATCTACCTTCGCCTCCTTACGCCAAGCCTTTAAGGCGAGCGTGTGCTTTTTCTTGGTGTAGTTCGAGCGTGAACTCACCGACGATTGTACCCTGCACTGAGTCGCCGACTTTACCGAGGTATTCGTGTTTGAAGTCACGGCCACGAAGCGGTTTAATAGCGATACGGTTGAGGTCGATGATGAATAACTCATCAGGAGCAACGTTGTTGTTCAACGCAACTGGGAACTCTCCGAAATCAGTTACAAGAACGTTAGCGACGGTTCCGCGCTTTTGATCTTCACGAGCAATATCGACTGCGGCGGCACCGAACGTAGAAATCGCTCGTTTTTGTTTAGCACCGACCATGATGACGTAATCTGATCCTGAAGCCATTCCACCGGCAGTGTAGATTTTCTCAAGTTCATTTGTGATCTTTTCAAGACTCACGGCAGATCCGGCAGCGTCTGCAACGTTTGTTTTGATGAAGTCGCGGAGACCAGCCATTTGTCGTACAGAACCGTTTTCGTATTTCTTACCGTTGATCACTGCTTTTTCAACTTTGAGCGCAAGTTCAAGTTGTTTTTTCTGCTTTTCGTACTCATACAGGTCGTCAATACCGATATGCGAAGAAGCCAAAGCGGAATTTGAGATATCAATAGAATCGTCAAAGATCTGAGTGAAATTGTCTTCACGTTTACGAGCCTTGTAGCGAGCTTCACGCGCTTTTGCACCTTCGACACCTTCAGCAAATTGAAGTTCGACTTTTGCATCAGCTTTGATTTCAGCAGCAGTTGTTCCTGCATAACCACGAGCTACTGTGAGTTCCTTAGCAACCAAATCGACTGCCGAAACATATAGAAGCTCCTCACCCGTCTTGATTACATCACCAATACGGAAAATAGATGGGTCTGCTACAACAACTTTTGTTGCGGCAATAACTGCGATTGCAGTGGCTTTTGTTTCGAAAGAAACCATTTCATCTTCGAACCAAGAGTGCTTAGTGTCCGATACTGAATCACTAAATCCAATAAGGGATAGAGTGGGTGTTTGATGCGGGTTTAAAAGTAGTAATTCGTCCGTAATCGATTCTTGTTTACCGACGATGAGTTTTGATTGGATTTGTGACATGTGGTATTACCTCCGTAGTTTAGATTACAGTCCTAAGTCGCGTTTTGCGGTTGCATACTTTGCTAAGTCATTTGGATTACCCGACTTCTTTGCTTTTACACGCAGTACTTCGAGCTGCTCTTCTGTTGATTTTGGTAAGTCGATTGATCCGGGAACGGGTTTGCCAATTGGTTGCGCCTCTGCCTTTTCAATCAAAAAAGGATATGTCTCAACAAGCGATTGAATTACGCCTTTGACGTCATAACCGCCGTCCTCCGCCTTTTCAACTGCCGATAAGTCAGCGAGTTTAAGCGCAGCTTCTACGCGATCAGCGCTAAGGTTAAAATCTCCGCTTGATGCAACTTGTTTAAATGCCGATTGTTTGCGTTCGCTCTCGTAACTTTGTTCGAGTTTAGCGAGCTTGTCGGCGAGTTCTTTTGCCTCGTTATCTTTCGTTTCAGCAAGCTCTTTCAAGCGGTCTGCTTCGCTAAGATTGTCCAAGCGCTGTTTTTCCGCAGCCTTTTCGAGTTCTTCGAGACGTTTTGCCTTTTCATCGTAGTCTTTGTATTTACTAGCTTCGCGTGCAAGGCGCTGCTTTAAGACGTCTTCTAACTCAGCTTGCGTAAATGTCTTTTCCGGTGCAAGTGGTTCCGGCGTGTCGCTACCCTGCGGATTTGGTGCGGTTGGGTCAGTGCCTTGCGGTGTTTCCAGTGCTGTATCGGGTGGAGTCGTTTGAGTCGGTTCCATGTGCTTACCTCCGTTTAAAGTCCGTCGACTATTAGGTGTAACGACCATGAGCTTTTAGCGTCGTCAGCGTGTTGGATGTAAAAAGACGCCTAATTGGCGCCCTGAGTTGCATCGAGTTTCGGGTTTCGCTTACCGGAGTCTATCGCTGCACGTCCTAAACGCTCTTGCGATGCTGCCGTATCCTTGCGCTTGTCCGAAAGATTATCGGGATTGGCGTAAGGTACAACTCGGTGGCGACACTTCGGATGGAAGATTTGATTCGACGCCTTCAGCTCGTCTAGCGTCATGTACTGATCGTCGCCGGCTTCCGTTAACCTAACGATACGACCGATGTGATACTTACATGCGTCAGTTGCGCTAGGTCCGACAATCAAGCCGTATTCGACGCCACGATCAAGCGCCTCAATGCGAGTAGCTTCGTCATGTGCGTCTTTTTGTTTCGTATAGGCGATCATGTCTGCGTAACGTTCCGCCGTCCAAGCACGTCCAAGTTTATCGATAATCACCGTGTCTGCTGCTTCAGCGAACTGCTTGCGTAAATCACGCAGGATATCGCCCTTTATCACACCGACGTTATTATCGCCTCGTGCGATTCTATTTCGGATTGCTTGCCCGACTGCGCTTTGTACCGCTGTCCGGACTTGAGCATCGACATATTGCGTCATCTTCAATAAATCACTTTGTGTATCCGCAATAAAGGCATTCGCCATCAAGCGATGTGGTCGTGATAGCGAAATGTTAGCGACAACTTCCGAAGTAGCTCCGGTAGCAAAGGCCCCATTTTCAACGCCGTTTTGATATACCTCGGTTAAGACGTCCTGCGCCCATTGAGATGCGTCACTGTTCAGTTGCGCTACGATTTGCTCATACTGCGCCATCATTTGCGCTAAAAACCTAGCGTCATCTAATTCGCCTTGCATGAGCATTTCGTCCAGTTGCGTCTTAATTGCCTGGATACCTTCCCGGTAAATAGCGACTAATCGACGAGTATTGTAATCATATTCAGGTTGCGGCCACTCACGAATGTCTTCCACTCAACCGCCTCCTGTTATGTGCTTTCGTCGGGTACGCTAATTTCCGGTAATGGCGTATTGAATATCGAAGCATCGACGGTACCTTTTAGGCGATCACTGTCGCCTTTAATCGCTTGAATCGTAGCTTCTGCCTTATCGTCGTTCTTGCCGTCGAGATATTTAATGGCTTCCGCTTGCGACATCGTAGGCATCCCGTTAGTACGAGCACTTACGACTTCTGCGTCATATTTCTCGTCTCGTGGTAAACCGTCGCGCCATGCGATTTCCGGATAGTCTACTTCGTACTTGTCTACGCCGAGCTGGCGATATTGCTGCTGTTCGAGCAATTGCGCATGATAAAGCGAATCGCGTAAAGCACGATCGACCTGTGCTCGAATGCGATTGACTTTCGAAAGTAGCGGGAAGAATCGCGCTCTAATAGCGCCGGAGTCCGTATGCGACGTACCGGTTCCGCCACCGTCCGCAGTTAGCGTGGTACCGAAAACCCATTGAGGTGTCTCCGCTTGTTGGAAGATCATCGCTAATGTCTTATCGATCAACTTGAAGTTAAGGTCCAAGTGCGCATTCCACGTCATGTAACCTGGCGCTACGTCTTCCTTCTCAACTTCGATATACCGGCCACCGACGCGAGTCGTTTCGCCAATCTCGTCTAAGTCCGGACCATACATCGTAGGATCCGCGTGTTTAGCGAGTACGTAACTGATTTGCGTTAGCGTGTCGTTGATTGTCGCAAGTAAGGGATCAATCTGCTCGGTCAGCGAAATACCTTCCCACCGGTCGCCCGATTTTGCGTAAGGTACGTGTTTGACTAAGAAGTCCTGTACGCCGGTCGCTTGGATATGATTTTCTAACTCGATCTCATCGCCAATCGAAAAGATATCGATGAAAACTCCGTCTTGCATTCGCCGGGTTGGCGCTACTAAGTGGAAATCGCGATAAACGATATACCCTGGTAAGTGGCGTTCGACGTGTAAGATAAAGCGTTCCTTTTCTTTTCGGAGAATCGGCGAGGTATCAAGGATAGTCTCGACCCAACATACGTTGATCGCTTTGAACTTCTGCTGGCCGGAAGAGTTGGACAGTTCCGGGAAAACATTCGAAGGATCGACCGATTCGATAATTGATTCAATTTGCTGTAAGTCAGGTAAGCCTAACTCGGTAAGTACGGAAGCATCGTGCCTGCGATCAAGCCGAACTTTTAGCCAACCATCGCCACGATACGCCATTGCCGTCACCATTTCGTGCTGCAACGTCGTTAAATCGTTCTCTTCGACGATTCGCGATAAGCCTTTTTGTTCCGGAGACGCATCGGGCTTACCGGATTTGTAAATCGGTGGCTCACCAACAAGCAAATCAGCGGGCTTCATCGCTAGGATAGGTACGATATTCGCCGCGATATAGAGCTTCGATAATTGCGATTGGTGAGGGGTGTCTGCGATCAATTCGGAGATTCTTTCGTATATCTCGTGATGGTTACCGTGGAACGCATGAGCACCACGCTTATATCGCACTAATCTCGGTATATCGGATTCGGGCGGGAATTGAGCGCCTCGTTTAAACATGTCCGTCAAGCTATCGCCTCCTTTCGTTTTATTTCAACTAACGTATATCAAGCCCATTTAGGCTTCGAAGTAATTCGTTTACGACGTTTCTTTGTAAGGGTACGTGCAATGTGCATCGCATCCGGTAAGTCATCGTGCGAGTTCGAACCAAATCGCTCCATTTGCTCGAGCAATAAGGCGTGTCGTTTCGCTAGAATGAGTTGGCCGGTCGCTAAATCCGGTTCCATCGCCTCAATGCGTAGCAACTTATCACCCTTCGGATAATACTTGTGTACGCGAGACTTCGCAGGATAACCAATTTCTCGTAGCTTCTCGATAAGTTGATCAACTACGTGCTCCTGCGCCTGGACCGCTTCAGCAGCGATACCATCCGGTTGCCATTCGTCGACTACCGTACAGATATGCGCTAAGAAAGCGTCGATACCGATTCGGTCACCCCATGAATAAGCGACGTACTCGACGTTAGTGACTCGGTGTTTAGCGAGCAGTACCAATGCGGAATAATCGCCTTTCTTTTTCCCGAACGCCATGTCGACGCCGAGATAAAGGAAGTAATCACCGGATTTAAAGCGCTCTAACGTAAGCCGGCGCCCTTCTTCGACGCTTGCGTCCCAATATCGATAAGATTCTAGGTCGAAAATGGCGCTTTCTGCGTCGATTGGTTCGTTTTGGTACTCGGTCGAGAATGCTTTACTGCCGTCGTCCCACTTGATCTTCATCAATTTCCATAACGGCTGCACGTCCGGCCACAATACTTCGGAACCGGCGTCCATTTCTTCGCGATGTGCAGTATAGAATAGCTCGGCTAGGCGTTCTGAATCGGGATTCTCTCGGTCCTGGTAAATCTCGCGGCATTGTTCCCAAAGGTCAGCGCGATCAGGCGGAGAAATCAAAGCCTTGTACTTCTTCGACTCAAAGTCGCCCCGGTTATTCATGATCTCGATAAGTAGCGAATCAGCGTGAACTGTCGTACCCATGAAGATGATCGCTGTTTTCTTACCTTCCGGATCACCTAACGGAATAACGACCTTACGAAACCATTCTTTCAGCTCGCTTCGTAACTGCTCGGTGTTGTTGTTCTTTTCTGAATCGACATCATCGCAAATAATCAAATCCGGACGATTACCGTTCCAGTTTCGACCACGCAACGCCTGTCCTGACGAAGCAGCTTGTACTAATGCCAGGTTATATTGCTTGGTACCGTTATCGCGCGGCTCCCACGCTACGAACTCTTCGGAATTGTCGCGAGGGTTCATTTGCTGTTTCGGATCCAATAAAGGACCGAAGTCAGCACGCAACTTTTCGTTATGCTTCAGTTGCAACGATATCCACTCGATGTTCGCCTTCGATACAGACGGCGTTTCCGAAATGATGATGATGTATTTTCGGAGTCGGTACACGATTTCCTTAATCGGATACCCTTTCGACAAGTACGAAGACTTCGCATGTGAGCGAGGTGCTGCGGCCGCGACGCGCTTATTTCGTTTTTTGTGCGATACTTCGTCCATGATGGCGCCAAGCTCGCGGTGGAAGTCCGGGGCCACGGCGCCCGCCGGAATCCAGTTCCCTTGATTATCGGGGTTCGCATCTTCACCGAAGTACTCGTAATTGAAGTACACGCTATCAACTTCAGCGCGGTGGATGCGGGTGAGGCGATCATACTCGTCAATCCACGCGAGCTTTTCGGTATCGTCCGCTTCAGTGATGTTCAAGATCGATTCCCGCAGGACTTCGATGTATTCCGCACGCTCGGGGCGTTTTAACCACTTACCGTCAACCCATGCCATATGTCGCTCACCTCCCCGAAATAAAGTAAAAACCGCTTGCAGGAGCGCAAACGGCGTGCTATTATGTAATTATAAATAACGCTACACAATATTGTAGAGTAGCGTAAAGGAGCGAAACTAAAATGAACATCGTAAACCCGATTAAAGAGATTGCCGATATCCAAAAATTCGTAAATGCCACGCATGGCCGCGATCAACTGCTCGTCCGGATCGGATTAAACAGTAGTTTGCGGATTAGCGATATCCTGGCGCTCAAAGTCGGAGATGTTCGCAATCAAACGCGCTATATCACGCGAGAACAAAAGACCGGCAAGCGTAAGGAAATCAAATGGAACGCTGCAGTACAAAACGCGGCTGCCGAATTGATTCCGGAAGATGCGCAAGACGGCGACTGGCTTTTCCCGAGCAAACGGGACGCCAGCAAAGCGCTTGACCGTACGAACGCCAATCGGTTATTGAAGGCGGCGGCCAAACGCTCGGGCATCGACAAGCGGTATAACATCGGTACGCACAGCTTGCGTAAGACGTTCGCCTATCATCGCTATATCAACGGTATGGAATTGCCGTTGCTAATGAAAATGCTGAATCACTCGAACTTTAACGAAACACTCGCGTACCTCGGGATCGAGCAATCGAATATTGACGCAGGTTACGATGATCTGTGCTTATGAGGCGCCTTCGGGCGTCTTTTTGCGTTAAGTTACGAATACTTGCGTCGTTCTGCGTATACTTTGCGCAAATCAGCGAGTGTGTTTTCGGGAATTACCGCTTCTAAGTCGAAATGATCGTACCCATTCGGCTTATCAAGCTCGATAAAGCACGCATGTTTGCCCTCGACGAGTGTTAACACTTCGTTCTTCTTTTCGATGTAAGCGCCAATGACGATATCGTCGACTTTAGCGAAAAGTGGATCTTTTGCAGGGCCGCCATTGAGGATAAAATCTTTCTTGCATTTAAGGATTGCGATTTGCATCCGAACACCTCCGAGTTTGATTACGGGTGCTTGCGCCAATCAACGCCGTATAAGACCGGGCGCGAACTTGCGTAAGTATCCGTAGATAAAATAAGGCGATACCCCGCGCAGTCGCAGTATATCGCCTGTTATCCGAATAGTTTAACGACGTGTTCAGGTCGATATGTAGGTGCCTATAACCGAAGTCGGCGTAAAGATGCCGGAAAGTCTCCAAACCGGCTTTTGACATCACGCAATTTGCGCAAAGCCTCTTTTTTATCGAGCAGTGTTCGCGATCTTACTCGATACGGTAATGTGTGATAGCGCAGTTTCACGACTTGCATTGGTCGGTATATGTACCTCGCGTTTTTAACGAGAACGCTGAAACTCGACCGGTGATGTTGCAACATTGCACTTATAACCGAAGTCAGCGCATACCGGAGACTCGCGAGCAAGCGAATCCCCTTTTCTACCGAGCGCTCGGTACGGAGTAGGCGCAGTTTATCGTCTTACCAGGGACGCGGTGTTAAGATTGCGCCAATTTACGATTGGCGTCGCCGTTTCTCGCAATGATTCGTTCGAATACGGCTTTGCGACGTAACTCTCGTTCAGCTTGCGTCATATAGCGAGCACCTCCGAAATGTGATAGAGTAAAAGCGAAGGCCGGCGCCGAAAGTCGAAACGTAATTTTTATGCGCGGATTTCTATGGCGCCAGGAAGGCGCTTATAAAAAGGGGGCGCTTGGGGGCGCAAGTTCTCGATCAGCACCGCAAATATCGCAATGAATAGAAACCGTATACTTAACGCAACAAAAGCAAGTAGTGTAGCGTTGGTTAATACGTTATAAACGTTGATGTAGAGCCGTTTATACTAAGTACTACGCATCATTGCGCATGAATACGATATACATAGCTATGTAAACCCGCATTACACCGTCGATTGGCGCCTGTATTGCGGGCTTTTTATGCAACGAATATGCAATGGTTAGTAGCGGTTAACGGCCCTGGCCCCTCGAAATAAAACCGAGGCCTTCCGTCTGAAGCTGTGTGCGGACTGAGAGTGCAATAGAGTGTAACGACAATATCGCGTTACTTCATATAACTACATCGCAATACTGCGCAGCTTACACTCTATCGCTACCCTCGCCACTCTTCGCTACGATCGCAGCCAGTCGTTTGTTCAGCGCATCCTTATCAATAACCTTCGAATCACTTACGCTTACTTCCGACTTCTTCGTCAACATACCGTGTGCTTCGAGAAGGATCTTCGCCATTGCCGCGTTACGGTCCTCAATGACCGCATCAGCGATAGCATCCATAGCTTCCGGTAATCTGTCTTGCGTACCCACGATAATAGAGTGCTTTAATTCCGTAGCAAACTCGGGATCATGCTTCCAGTTAAAGATTGTCTTACGAGATACTCCGACTCTTTTCGCAATATCTTCGGCAGTAAGGCGTGATCGTTTCGGTTGGCTAAGGTATTCAATAGCCTCTTGTTGTTCCGGTGTTAGCGCCATGTTGCGTCCTCCCCTCGTTAAGTGCTGTGTTTATTTCGTAATAACTTCTTTATCAGTTCGGTAATTGAAATAGACAATATACCGTTTATACTTCCTCATATAGTAAAGACAACAATTAGCGCTTTTAACAGGCAAACTGCATAAAATAAATTTAATTATTTTTATTAGCGTTAATCTGCGGATATTGGCGCCTACTTTCGTAGGCTTACGCTGACTATCGCCTACACCCACTACCAACTGCTAATAACTACGTTAATAAACCCCGTGCGGAATTTGTCGTTAGACAAAGACCGCTAGTTCTTAATAAAGATCAAGAATTAAGTACTGGTGCCGCTATCGCGTCACACGTATCTATATAATGAAGAAACTCGTCATCTACGCTATTACCGATAACCTCGATATCACTCGCTCACCTGCGTAACCTAGCATTTCCTACCGTCACCCTTCGATTACTTGTCGAGCTGTTTTAATAGCGAATTTATTGCGCTCTCTAAGACTAAGAGAACTTTTTGTTCAAAAACGCCGGAAACCGTTGCGGCTCTAAGGCGCAAGCCACTTTTGCAATTGGACGAATTTGACCCTGTTTTGGCGACCAATTGGACGAATTTGACCCTGTGGTCGATTTAACGCGATAAAGGAATGGCCCATTTATCACCTTTATTCCGGCGCCAATCAGCGTAACCTGACGCCCTCTATCGCTAACTCCCGATATTCACCGCAGCCCTACCGCGATCTTTTCAACCACTTTCGATTCTACGCGTAATTTACCGCCCACCAACCGTAGTTTTAGTAGGTACCGCTATATGCGAGTATGTCGGTATGGTGCGTTATAGTACGGTCATTTCCGACCATTTACTTAGGCAAAATAAAAGACGCCCGAAGGCGCCTGATTTCGTACTTATTTCGTTAAGCTCTTAAACATGCTGCGCATCTTCGTCGACCAATCGGTTTCTTGCGCCAACCTAAACATAAGATCCGGATGTACGATATAGCCGGTCCGTTCACCGGTAGACACACGCATCAATGCGCCTAATCGACGTAATACGGCCAAATGACGCTTAACTTCGCTCTCACTCAACCCGATTTGGAACGCCATTTCAGCGATCGTCATCGTTTCCATTGCATCTGTCGGCGCTTCCGGAGTACTCGTTAAGAAGCAAAGCTCGTAATGCAAGAACGGTTGAATCTTGTAAAGGAAACCGGCCGTCTCGAGCGATACTTCTGCGAGCAAGTGATCCGCAGCCTCACGATACAATTTCGTAAATCTAGCGCCTTTTCCTAATGAAACACCGTAAGAATGATGTTCTTCGCTCACGGTATACACGTTCCCCTTGCCAGTGCGCTGCTTGCTTAAAATTCCTGCGTCACATAGTGCTTTTAGCGACTCATCGAGCCGTCTGCGACTACGACCGACCAATTTCGCAATCTCTTCGGTAGTCAGCGTGACCCGTCCACCAGTTTGCGTCTTGATATGCGGCAGCAGACGTAGAATTACGCCGGCCTCGACGAGCGAAAGGTCCCGGATTACGTTCAGAATCGGATCGTGATGAGACGCAACAAAGCGAGTAAAATTGTAACCTTGCTCCAGGCGCTGTTTTGCGCGGTATGCGTCCACCTGTTTATTGCTTCGAATCGTGTAATCAGGTGTCAAATCTTCGCCAGTGCGGATATCAATCAATCTGTGGTTCGTCATAAATGGCGTTACCTCCGTGTTTTGGTGTATTTTTCGGGTAAAAGTCACAAGTAAAGGCGCCGCAATGGCGCCCTAACGGTTATTTGACGCTCACCCGCAACCTCACCGGTACGTCTTCTCCTTGTACAAATGCTCGGTAACTCGCCTTTCGCGCTCGTTCGCGTGATTTTACAGTACGATCCGCGAAAGCCAACTCCGATTTAGTCCGTTTCCGGCGTACTGGACGGCCATGATTCTTACGGTCCATGCCATATTCCGACGCCAATTCTTGCGGGACGTTCTTTTGCGACTTTTTATCTAGCATGTTTTCGCTATATACCGGATATTCCGACTGCTGCGACTTCCAGGGCGTCGGATCCGTCAGTTCTTCGTGTAATAATGCGTTGGTGAGGCGTTCTATCAGCGCATAAATGTTATCTTTGTTGCGATATTCTTCGGCAGTTAACGCTAAATCATCGCAAAGTTCCGTTAATCGGTCCATTCGTGGACCACGATCTAGCTCGCCTTTCTTCGTTTGTTCGATAATCTCGTTTGCTTCGTTAATGATAGACTCAAGCGGTCGGTTAGGTTTTAATTCAGTCAATTGGCGCTACCTCCGTGGTTACGAGTACTGGTGATTCGATTGGTAAGTTAATGTACGCACGGATACCGTCAGTACCGTCGACTCGCGCACTTAATTCGTGTTGACCGTCGAAACGGCGTTCGATTGACGCGGTAACTCCGGTAATTCCGATATCTCGCGCAATTAAAGCGCTCTGTATTGCATCGACAACCGCATTAGCCGTACCTAGCGTCGATTTTGCAATTCCTGGCGTGGTTAGTTTGAACATATTACGCGACCTCCGTATTTTTAGTTGGTTACATGCTGCGTAGTTCTTCGCTTTGCCAATTGGCCAGCGTTTCGAGCGAAGTTTCTTCGTCTTGATCCTCTACATGACCACCGTCGCAACAAGCACAACATCGACAATCTTCCGGATCATGGCCGCATTCTTCGCAATAATCATCAAATTTAACCATTTAGTACCTCCGAGAAATCGATTGGCGTATGACCGTCCCCACCTAGAGCAACCGGCCAAGCAGTACTCTCGATATGCGGGCCATAAATGACTTCATCCGTAAATTTAATCGCTAAATACTCTTCAACTTCTTTTGAATAAGGAAGGACATTGAGGGACGAGAACAACATATGGTCATCTTTGTCGTTTTGAATAAAGAACGCTGCTTTCGCTTCTCGAGAAAGAACGTCGCATTGGACGACGGTTGCATTCATACCTCGGATCATCAAATTGAATAGTAGGAAAGGTAGTGCTCGCTCGGATAGTTCTTCAACTGTGTAGTAATACATAGAAGGTTTGTATTCAAATGGTGAGTGTTGTATGCGGTGATTGTGCCATGCTGCAATCGTAAGACCGCCCGTACCTGCGCAAGGTTCATAATACATACCGTCTGATGGCGCCCCAGTAATATTCGCTAATAAATTAGATATCGATGTAGGCGTAAAATCTTGCTTCTTTTGCTTTCGATCAGCGTGTTCATCTTGAAAGTAGGCATGAAACCAATCTTTATCCATTTCATATCGAAATAGCTCGAGCATAGATCGAAATAATTCCTCACGCTTTTCACAATCAAACAGTATCTTCATTAGCGCATCCGGCGCCTTATAACTTTCAGTAATATCAAGTAGCTCGTTTATCTGCTCCACGTTAGCTTCGATCTTTTGCGGAATGTATTTTGCTGCGGATTCAACAATTTCTTTGACCTTTTGAAGGCTTTCTTTCGAGTATCCCTCACCACTTGCCGCACCTGTTCGAGCTTGTTTAATCTTTTCCAAATTAACTACCTTCGCTTTCTGCGCTCCATTGCGCCAAACTCGATTCCAATACGTCACTGACCGCATAACCTTCGCCCCGTCGCGCCCATGATTCGTACACGGCCGCAATGTCGCGGAATGCCGCGTTTTCTACATCATCAACGGATTGTTGTCGAACTGCGGATATTTCACTGACCATTTCCTGCGAAAGATCCACCTCATAGCGCCAGTACAAAACCTCACGCTGCCTTTTCGTCAATTTCGCCATTTCCACGGCCGTAGCCATATCGATTAACAGGTCCACTGCGTCAAAATCGCCACCTTCGACGAGCTTGCGCAGCGCGTGAGTATGCGAAAACAACTTTTTAACGCCATCCGGCGTATCTAATGCGTAAGTTTCCGCAAGCCGTCGTGATTTTGCGTGTAAATCCGCCTTAACTGCGCCCATTCATTCACGCTCCTTTGCACTTTCGTAATATTCGTGAGCCAAGCGCTCGATTAACGCATCCAATTGCGCGTGTAACTGATCAAGCGAAGTGCCCGTAACATTTATCAGTAAGTGATCCGGAGCAAAATTAGCGTGGTGCTGCTCGGTCTCATGCGCCAAATGCGCCGGATTGTATGTTTCACCTAACGCCTCAATGCGCTCTTTCTGCGCTTCCGGACTACTAATCACGCGTACAATCGTAAATCCGTTCGCTTTACACCACTCGTATTCGTTAGGTTGACGCAGATCGTCGATCACTACGCTAACCTGGCGCTCTCGATTGGCGTTACCTGCGGTAAGTTGGAACACTTTCGCAGCTAGCGGTTTTACCCAAACGTCAGGATCGAATTGTCGCGCCAGTTGTCCGAGTTGTTGCAATTGAGCGCGAGGTTTTACGCCGGTTTCATTGACGCCCCATACGGTTTCGACGCAGTAGCGCAAGTGGTCGCCAAATGAGACCTTTTCGAAATCGTAAGTTTCCGCAAGGTAGCGCGCGGCTTCGGATTTGCCCGAGCGCATAGGTCCGATGAAGGCGATTTTTAGTGCTGGCGCCTTTGGTTCGTCGAGTTTTCGTAATTGTGTGATCTTATTGAGCGCTAAATCTGCCGGAAATAATTTTGAATGGAGTTTTGAATCCCAATAAAAAAACCAATTGTCGCCGGCGCTCAACAAAGTACCCGCCTCACTATCGCCACCAACGTACTTATCGCCATGCACTAACTTGCGCGGTGCTTTCGGAATAAACTTCATTGCGCATCCACTCCCTTTTCGTAGTCCTTCAGGTATTCGATCATTTCCGTAGCTTCCATATATCCGCTATGTTTCGTGATGCGCTAAATCCCGCCATATACCGTCTCAAGCTCGGCATACTCCGCCTCTGCTTCCGCCAACCGTGCTTCTGCGTATTCAAGCGCTTTTTGTTTACCCATTACGCTTCCACTCCTTCCTTAGCTTCTCCCCAAGCGATTTTTCCGATGTCTTGCATATCAAGCGGGATTGCTGCGTCGATTTCGAAAGATTGCGGACATACTTCTGCATCAGTAAAGTAAACATTTTTACCGATATCAAGAGCACCAACCACTACCATTTCAGCGTGGTCAAATCCGATATAAGCCCAGCCGGCCGTTGTCTCATACTTCGCAACCCATTCGCCTGGTCGCGCAAGCATCTCTTTACGAGCCTCAAATGGCGGTGCGACGTACCAGTCGTCATCTTCGGGATCTAAGATCGCATTAAGCGAAAGACTCGCCCTTGCAAACTCGTTATCAATATCACAATCTCGATAGGATAAGACGCCATCAATGAGCTTCCAAGATTCTGCCGAATCCGCAGCATATATTTCCTCACCCGCCAACAAGCGCTCTAACGCCTCTCGACCGGTAATTTGCGTATAATTTCGCTTGATTTCTTCGCTGCTTACTCGTTTGCTATCTTCGATGCGTACTCGTTCAATTGATTGCTTTACACCATTTGTTTGCATAATTACGTTACCTCCGTGGTATAGTCTAATTAAATACGCGCACATACGTTCTATTTCGAGCCGTGCGTTTCCTAAAGAAAGGAGCGTGATTACTTATGAGACTCGCTAAATTCGGTTTCACTAGCGCCGAACTACCGACACCTGCGATCATTCACTATTGGGACGGTGACGGCGAAATCATTAAAGCATTTGTCGTCATCACCGCAGCCACTAGCGCCGAAATTTCGTTCAAGACGTTCGGGTTACCGCCGATGCGATTTAATCCGGACCGTGCGAGCTATTGGTCGCGTGTGATTCCGCAAGATGCGTTGATTACCGCAAGACGACCGGGCACTGACGAAACCCTCAGTGACGAATGATGCGTGAGACTTCGAGGTCGGGCGCAGTGTGGCGAGCTGAATCGTTGATTAGCGTTGTAGCATACGGTGTATCCCAATCGACTTTTCCAGCGCCTTTATAGCCCGGAGCAATCCCGCCAACACGATAAGGCATTTGGTTGTCGATAGATTCCGTAAGTTCATAAAAATTACCCGTCAGGTTACCGCGAACCACGTCACCCACCGCCAAGTCGTCGCGATCTCGCGCTTCAACCGTAAAATATTCGACCGGCACTTCTAATCCGAGGGCGCGTCGTAATGCGATAGCCTTGCCGATATGTTCATTGAACACGTCGCCAGGTGCGCATTTGGCGCGTCCTTGTGTTGCGTATGCTTTTTCTTTGGCAGTTACGGACGTGGTAGTCTCTAAATATAATTTCGCGATAACCGTTCTTTTGTCTGTGTTGATAAAGAAGTCTACTCGGTCGCTACTTCCGCCGATTACGAAATCGACGACATCTCCCACATGTTGTACAACTGCGTCTTCTTTGCTATCAAGTCCGTAATACCCGCGACTCAACAAATCTTCGACATCGCTAATCGCCTGCTGAATCACGCCGTCTCGCGCAGGTTTCGGTGCAGGAACGGGGATAGCTGGCGTAACCGTTTCACCTGCGAAAAGTTGCGCAACAATTGATTTTGCGTCTCCTTTGTCTGTTACCGTGATTCCGGCAACTTGACCCATTGTTACCGACTTTGCAGTAACTTCGGCCGTAGTATCTGACGCTTTAAATCCGAGATGTGTAAGTGTCGCCAAAACTTCGCTAACTGAACCGGTGATTGTCGTACCATTCATAATAATTCGCATGTTTGCGTAACCTCCGTGGTTTGAGTTATTTGTTGCTTCATATATAATCCGCAAGAAAACAAGGATGTGGTCAGTTGAGCAAAAAATAAAATAAAAAAGACGCCATCACGGCGCCTCTCTTCGCTATTAACCGACCTCATCCGAAATAATCCGCCATAACCGCTTCATAACGCTAATCCGGTGTAATACGAGTAAGGCGACATATGCGCTCACCCAAATCACCCAAAATGCGATAGCAGTCGGAAACAATCCGACCAACAACGCAACCACGACCGCAATTACTGCGATTTTGATATTTGCGATCCACAATCCGATTACTGTTCCGAAGGCTGCCGCTGCTTGCTTATCGTCAATCTTTGCCATTACGCCCCACGCCCTTTTCGTTTATTTTCCCGTCGCTTATCGATAATTGCGTCTAGCTTGTTAAACGCCAGCACCGATAACCTACTCATCCCGAAGTAAATCCGCAAACATGCGTAATCAAAACGGTTCATGGCGTCACCTCTTCCGCGGTAACCCACCCTTGCTGGACAGCTAACGCGATACCAATCGCCACTGCGTCACTTTCGTCATCCCGCGCAAACTCTCCGTCGTAACCGGTCCATTTGCGAACGGCTTCTTCCACTTCCGATTTCTCGGCGCGACCCTTACCGACGCATAACTTTTTAACGGTAGACTGCGGAATCGGCTTTTCGGTAATCGTGAGATCAATTACGTTCATGGCGCGATCAATCGCATTATGTGCGCTGAATATCGTATAACTCGTATGTGCGATTTTCCCCTGGAAGCCCTCTTTAACGATGGCATCGTAAGGCCCGTAAGCCCGTGCAAATAACTGCGCCCAGGCTTCAATATGTTGCGTACGACGCGCAATGACTTCGCTACTGTCCGTTCTAACGTGAGATTTAGCGACGACGTACGCCTTATTACGTTTGGTATCGATATCGACTACTGCGGCACCCGGCGAGGACAAACTAATGTCCCACGCCAATATCCGCTTCATGTCCGCTTTGATGCGCCCCATTACGCCTCACCTCGTTTTTCGTAAGGTTTAGCAAGGTGTGAGTAATACGAAATATGTGGGCGTAGTTGATCAGCAAGTCGTTTTTTAGCCCAACGTGGAATGACGATCGTCGACGAAATTCTATCGCCTACTTGTAGCGTGACTTTCGAAAGACTTTTATCGTCTAAACACCCTAAAAGTTGTCTAGCGTCTTCGAAATCTGCCGCAAGCCAGTGTGTACGGCGCTTTTTTCGGGTATCAATGTTGATCTTAAATGTATCCGGAAATCTCACAAAGTACTTGTTACCGACTTCATCGAAGAATGTTTGCGAAACATATTGGATATCGACGCTTGCATCTCGGTGGAATAGCGTCTTAATCTCTTTAAACACTTTCCTCGGTAATCCGATCAACAAAAACCAAGCCAGTACGTTAATCGAACCCCACGTTTCACCTGCGAATTTCCTCATTCCGCAGCACCGCTTTCCCCGTGAATTTTTTCGTATAACTCCGCAATCTCGTCGTATGCTTCTAGGACTGATCGCTTCTTGTATTCCGGAAGACGAGATTTCCGCATAGCCTGCGCCTGTTGTTCGAGCGCATTTACGTCATCGAGCGTCAGTTTTCGCACGATTGCGTGCTTATACGAGTTGAACGTCCAGTTGTCTAAATCGACGGTCGGCGCCTGCTTTGCTTTGGCTAGCGCGACAATTCGGGCAAATCGGGATAGCTCGGCTTCGCGCATTTCTTCGGTAATGTAGATACCGAAAGTACGGAAATCCGGATAGGCTGCGACATCTTCAGGCGTCATGTTCCACGACTTTTTCGAAAGGTTGACGTAAGCAAGTACGAAATAATCGATGCCGTACATGATCGAATAAACGACGCATTGACGAACGTGCTTATCTTCCGGACCCTGCATACCGCGACTGTTCGTTTTGGCGTTGGTCGTTTGCTTCGTCTTGATTTCGAGGCCCACGCGGATTTCGTCGCCGTCGGGCGTAGTATGGCGCAGGATTCCGTCAGTAGTCCCAACTAGCGAAAATGCCTGACCATCGTGATCTCCGATAGCTTGCGTAAACACGAAGTCCTCAAACGCAGGATATCCGTCAGTAGTGCGTTCGACTACGAAGTCCGGCGCGACACCCGTAAACTTCTCGAAATGGCGTTCAGAAAGCAATAAGTCACGCTGCAACCAATCGCCGATTGCGGTTCCTTGCGAAGTCCAGCGCCGTTGATGCGGTGGCGTTTGTTCTGCCGGATCCTTCTTCGACTTAACCGCACGTTCGTATAGTTCGCGATCAGACGCACCGGCGCTAGATGGCGCAAAGCTCGGAATATCCCAGCGCATGCCTTTCATCTTGTTAACGCGCTTTGCCTTCGCATAACTTTCGTGAAGCCACGCATCTAACTCATCGTCGTAGGGTTCTCGAAAACTATGCCAAGTGTTAATGAATTGCGCGAACCGGTCGCCGATCTGCGCTGCCGTTTCGTGATGAATATCCGATGTAATTGCCGTTAAATTTCGATTGATCAATCGACCACTTCCGTTTCTTTTAGTTTAGTATTGCGTCCAATAATCGGGATCGTACGCCTCAATACGCATGTACTCACGCCGAATCTCGCGAAGGCGCCAAGCCGTCGGCCAGTAACAGATAGCGCCGAATGCGATTAAGGTGGCAACCGCGGCCGTCATTTAGCGCGTCTCCGGCGAATTGCTTCGACAGTTACGTCAATGGCGATATACGTCAGTACGAATGAAATGAACCCACTCATCGCTATCATCATTTCGCACCTGCTAACGACCGGACGTACGCAATACAGCGCTCGCCTCCGATAATCTTCTGACCGTGATGCACGATGACTGGCACCGACATAATTCCGTATTGTGCGGCTGCTGACGGGGTTTCTTCGACGTCCATCGCAATGTGTTCGATGTTTGCCGCAGTTAGCGCTTGATCGAGTTCGGCGCAAGGGGCGCACCCTCTTCGACCGAATTTAATTAGTTTCGTATTCACTTGCGGTCAACTCCTTTTTTAGTAAAGAATGGTTCGATGATAAACAAAAAAATAATTACCGCTATGAGGTATATCAATAAGTGTGCTGCGACGACTACCGAAAATAAGAGCAGTGCAAGTGCAGCAGATTCCGGTAAATTGAAGGCTACTAACAATAGCCCGCATACAATTAGCCAAGAGCCTAATGGCGTTGCAGCACAGATTTTTAACCGTTCGATGAATAATTTCATGCAAACCATTCCTTTCGTGATTTCATTTCGCCCCAGCAACGCCCGATTTCGATATCTGTCTTATTTTGGACGTCACCAAACGGATAACTTTCGAGCATGACGCGCTCAAACTCGCTAACTTCCGCATCCGTGATATCTTCCGGCACTACCAGTAGTACCTCATCGTGTACGGTCGCCCATAACTGCCATCCTTTTCGCTTACACAGATCGTGTAGCGCAATCAGCGTTACTTTCGTTTGAATGGCGCTACTCCCCTGGATAATTGCGTTAGTCGCCTGGCGTTCAGCACGACTTTTATCGCGATCATAACCACGAACTCGCTTCTTTGCGTCAGGCAAACGACGTTTCCGCTGCTCCCCGTCCATCCAAACGAAACCATGTCGCGCAGCATAGCGCTTATTTCCGTCAATCCACGCCTGGACCATCGGTAATCGTTTGAAAAAATCTTCGATAAATGCGTCAGCTTCCGGACGGGTAATACCGAGTTGTTGCGCAAGTGTCGCCGGACCAGTGCCGTACATACATGATAGGACTCCGACCTTCATCGCCTTACGTTCGAAAGTACCGTCGCCGCATTCTTCGTACGGTTTGTTATAGACTTCCGACGCCATTGAAGCGTAGATATCTCGACCGGTTGCGTAGGCTTCGAGTAGTGTCGGTTCTTGCGTGAAGTAAGCCAGCGCTCGGACCTCTTGTTGCGACCAGTCACCGCCCATGATGACGTGACCTTTCGGAGCATTGAATAGCTTCCGCGCCGATTTTGGTTGATTTTGTAAATTCACACCGTTACCGCCACTACTGAAGCGACCGGTTACGGTCCCATTCGGTCGGAACTGCGCATGAAGGCGCCCAGTTTTCGCATGGATCAATTCCGGAAGTCGCGAGATATACGTCGAATACAGTTTCATATCGCCTTTGTACTCGAGTAACTTCGCAATCGTCGGATAGTCTTTCGCAAGTGGCTTCAGCACCTTCTTAGCGTCGGTACTTTCTAGCTTGCGTCCGATCAACGCCTCAAGCGCCGGTTTCAGTTGGGCCGGAGAATTAAGGTTGATTCCGTTTAACTCTTCGACCAATTCCGCCTCAAGCGCATCCAGGCGTAGTTTCATCTCGCTACCGTACGTTTTCGCAAACTCAAGATCGATAACGAAGCCATTGCGCTCCATATCGACGATTGCGTAAATCAGCGGGACTTCCACTTCTCGCATGTAACGCTCAATCGACGGCATCTTGGCGAAGTGTTTGCGTTGGAACTCGTACAGTTTCCAGGTAATATGCGTATCTTTCGCTGCATACACCATGGCGACGTCGAGCGGCACTTCCGCAAACTTGGCGTCCTTACCGAATAGTTCGCTAAAAGTATCGGAAGGTTCGTTTAAATACTTGGTCGCTAAGTTTTTGAGCGCCATCGACGGTTCATTTTCGTTAAGAAGTTGCATCGCCTCTTGCGTATCCCACGCCAAACCGCGCATATCGACGCCATGCCGGCGGAACATATGGATATCGTATTTGGCGTTATGCAAGACCTTACCGATGTTTTCGTTGGCGAGTATTGATTCCAGTCCCGCCAGTGCAGTCGCCGTACTAATTGACGTCTTTTCGACATGATCCGTCGGGACGTAATAATGGATATCCGCAGTCGGTGCCGTAAACGACATTCCTACGATCACATCGCTATACACGTCGAGTCCGGTCGTCTCGGTATCAACCGCAATAATCGGTTCCTGCTCGAGCACCGCAATCATATTCCAAAGACTTTCGAAGTCCCGCACCATGACGTAATTGTCCGGAGTATTCGCAACCATTTGTTTTAGCGTGGACACCCGTTCGATTTCGACTAAATCGCGGTACAGTGCTTGGGCTTCGGCTTTGCTGAATCGTTTAGCGAGTTTATCCGCATGGCGACCGATCTTACCGGCTTCGAGTGCCGCCTTGACGCGCAGTAACTTCGCTCGATCAGCGTCAGATAATTTAGTTGCCATTACACGCTGCCATGCGTCTTCCATCGATTCTGCCGGCTTTTGCTTGGCTTTGGCGCGAGATACCGCCGATTTTCGTGTTGCTGCCGCCTTATCAGTTGCATCGAGTTTCATTTCTACTAGCGCCATATGCGTCACTCCTTTTCACTTTGTCAGTTAGATAGTTCTCGTTCTTCCCGCAATACTTCGGAAACGGCGATGATGCGCGCCTCGACCATCTCTTTCGGAATTGGTTGTCCGAACGGTAATCCCCAATCTTGGTCGATTCCAACGTTAATCTGATTACGTAGCCGGCTCGGCATACCGTGGATATGCCCGTGGATATTGAAGAGATTCGGTCGCTCACCGATATCCATCGGGTAATGCGTTACAAAGACTACGATTCCGTGAGTCTTCATTTTCGTCATATACGGCATGACTTCGATACCTGCTTCGTTCTCTAGTCGCTTGAGCAAGTTACCGTGATCATGATTACCTGGCCATAGCTTTAGTTTTCCGTTTAGTCGCTGAACACAAGCAACAATCCCTGACTGCGCCCCGATTCCAACATCGCCGATAATGTTCACCGTGTCTTCGTTGGTGACGACAGCATTCCAGTTGTTGATGATTGTTTCGTTCATTAAATCGATATCTTCACCGAAATGACTTCGTGTTTCCTCAAATTTCGGAATGTTCTTATGACAAAAATGAATATCAGAAATGAAATACTCCACTTGTATCCGCCCCTTCACGTATCAATCCGCTTAATCATTACCATTGCGCCGTCTCTGCGCTCTTTTACGAAACCCATTCGTGGAAAATACCGTTCATATAGTTTTTGGCGCCGACTATCGCTACCACCGACTACGAGCGCTATATTACGTGGACCGGCCCACGACGCTTCAAAGTCGGTAATCGCTTGTTTCGCAAATATCAAACCTTCTAACGAACCGTCGCCAGTCATGCGATCATCGAAATAATCGGTACGAGCGATTGCCTTGCGCTTTTTGGCGATGACTAACGCAACGTAAAAGTATTGGCGAGAATCCATTTTAGGAACATCGCTGATCAGCGAAACGTAGGCGGTCATGCCGTTACTTAACTTTTTTCGTGTGTAGTAGTCATCGTAGCCAGCGCGTCGATCAACCTCCCGCATCCAATCCATCCGGCGTCCTCCTTATAGCAGCGAAACTTTCTCCCATTTACCGGCGGCCACAACTTCATCTTTCGCCCAGTATTCGGACTGCTCGCGGTTTTCGATAATGTACGCCGAGAAGCGGTCGACTCCGATGATGACCGATGCCTCATCGAGTGAATATGGCATACCGTTATTTTTCGCACCCTTTACGACTAAGGCGCCGTCGCGGTCTTCTCGGACATATACCGTTTTAATTTGTGCCTTTTCGAATACATCGCTACCAGGGCGTTTGATTAAATAATCGTACGAGCTGACGACAAGTGGTTCTGCCACTTCGTAGCCATTGCGAATCAAGGCGACGGCTGCGGTAAGCTCCGAAAGTCGACCGGTTTGAGCGGATGTTAGTACTTCAGGCGTGAGTAATGCGTAATTAGTTGGCGTTGACATAGATGTTCACCGTTCCTCTGCGTTTTATAGTTTCGTTTAGTACCTTCAGTCGGAATCGAACCGCCTTTACGCAATCCTGCGAAGATATGTCGCCGGGGTTAACCGGCGCAAATGTTACGTGGTTTTAATTAGAAAGGCATATCATCATCTGTGAGTTCGATCCGACCGCTAGGATCATCGAAAGGATCGCGAACTGCTTGCACTGACGGCTTACCTGCGACACGATCCGCGAGCTTACGGTCGAATTGATACAAGTCGTCGAGCTGTTCGTCTTCGCCTTTGTATTGCAACAGGGCTTCGAAGTCCTCGTCGGCAAATTCGACACCCTTCGACTTACCGAAGTTTTCAAGTTCTTTCGCATCCAATTCGTCTTCGTCAAGCTGCGTCAAGCTGACGGCCGTCGAAGTACTTTCGCCAGTCTTCGTTAGTTCAAACGCCAAGCTGTCGAGCTTCTTCGCTTTCTTCTGAACGACTGCGATGACTGCCTTCGCTTGGTTTTTCGTAAGGTCGACGTAGAGCTTTTCGCCAGTTTCGAGGTCGATCGCGGCCAAGATATAGCGTGGCTTCGGTTTAACCAAGTACGCCTGCTTGCGAATGGCTTCCGCAGTGCTTTCGTCTTTGGCGTTTTTAGCGTCGAGATAAAGTAACTCCGCCGCTTTGTGGTAAAGTGAGCGCTTTTCTACCGGAGTCGTATCGAAGACCTTAAAGACCGACGCTGCTTCGTAACCGACTACGTCGTCGAGCGAGTTGATGCGGACCTTATAAGAGCTGCCGGATTTGAAGCTGGCGAAGGTGCTTGCACGACCGCCGTTGCCGCCTGACTCCGATAATGCCGATTGAATTGCCGTATTTCCTCGTGTAAATGCCAAATCGCATTCCTCCATTTGGCGCAGTGCGCCGTATATTTTGCGTTACTGACGTACCTATGTCGCTATATATGTGAACCGCGTTTCATGCGTTCCAGGCGCCGTCCGATCGTGAGTGTGCGTGGTCGGGCGTTACCTGCAGCGTACGACTGCGAGGTTTAATAATACTTATCGAGAATTTTGTCGAGGATTACCGCGAGATACGCCAGGAAAACGCCGCCAATTGCGATAAGAACGAGTGCTATCGCTAATCCGGCGACGGCTGTTAGGATTGTCGTCATTTGGTACCTCCGTTAATTTGCGCCTTCAAATGCTCGATCCAATATCGATGTTGCGCAATGATTCTGCTACATTTCATAACTTCGTCTTGGTTACGATACCAACCAAAGTTCTCGCACAACTGTGCTTTTTTGCGCTCATATTCAGCGCAAATACCTTCATGAAATTCAAGGTCCGCAATCTCGCGCCGGTAACGTAGCTTTCGAAAAGGATTAATCATTTCGTACCTCCGTAAATTTCCGCCTTAAGTTCGTCAATTTTGGCCTTATACTCGTCAGCGGTAGTGATAAATAACGCGGATTCAGATACAGTACTCGCCATCATTGCGCAAAGTAAGTTCTCGTCATGTTCACGCTGAAGCCGCTTGAGTTCCGCAAGTTCGCGTCGGTAGCGGTAGGCGTGCAAGTACTTTCGGATTAGTTGAAGCATTTCGCTCACCCTTTCGTTAATAGACGAAGAAACATTTAGGCAACGTAACTTCGATTGCCCTTAACTCCGCAGCACGTTCATCTTCGATAATCTGTAACTGGCGAGCTTCTTCGAAAGCCTGCTCGCGCTCATCTTCGGTTTCAGCGACCCACATCGCGTAGTAATACTTCGCAGACGTCCGGATGCTTGCGTCAACAAGCAGTTGATAGTGATGCAGGCGCAATTCTACGATGTCTTTGTATCGATGCCCGATCAGTCGCCACTGGAGCGTCAGTAAGAAGTGCTGTATGCGCCACATCATTTGCGCAACTCCCGCAATCTTTCGGCAACAAGCGAATGCCTGATTAAGTGTTGATCGATAGCTTCTTCATACAAGTCAATAGCGCGAATCGCCCGATTATGGCCGCTTCGAGTGCCATCGAAAAAGTAATATGCCGCAGCTCTAGCTTGTTTCTTCCGTCGATATGTTTCGATTTGCTTTTCGTGATACGCAATTTCTTCAAGCGCCTCTTTGATGTCTTGTTTGCGGTAACGTTCATGGCGCCTCTTGTCGAACCATTTTCGCAGAAGTTTAATCATGCGTATTCCAACTCCATTTCCGCCGCTTCGTCGGTTTCATCGTAATCGACCGCATTAGCTCGCAAGTTTTCGTTAAACCGCGCAGTCACCAATTCAATTTGGCGTAGTTGCGATTCCGTTAATTCTTCAGTGACTCGTAGTGCCGGCATATTCGTGATTAGCGCAGTCAGTCGTGACGTTACGCAATCTGTAGTAAGTTCATAATCCATTCGGTATCCTCCGTAGTTTCCGCAACTAACAACGCCGCCATTTCGTGTTTAGTCTTCTGTACCGCTCGATATGCGCCAATTGCGTCCACACGACCGAATAACTCCGCATCCATATCGGCTTCTTCGACAGTTCGCGCATTCGCAAACGCCCAGTCGCAAACCTCTCGCAGATATTCGACGGTGATGTTATTGCGGGTGGCGATTTCCTGCGCTACGGCGTCGAATTGCGCCCGAGTACCAAAAGCGTCGGGTAGCGTGAAGTATCGATCGGCCCATTCAAAAGGATGCTGCGCAAGTTTCGAGTTATTCCAGGATTTCGGGATATATGCGACGTTTAAGAAAGAGTCAGCACCCCAACCGCAGGCAAGCGGGATAAAGTGATCGAGTTCGAATTTAATTTCCACTGACGATACCTCCGAAGATTTCGTGTTTTTGACGATGCAGGATCTCGTATTGCTGCGGTGTTAGCGGTTGATGCGGTAGGTTGCGGATTAAGGCGCGGCGTTTTCGATGGGCACGACGACTGGCTTCGGGATTTTCTTTTGCGTATTTACGCGAATACCCATTCCGTCTATCTTTATTTTCTTCATGATATTTGCGCATATATTCAGCTATTCGCTCTTTATTTTCTTGGTTGTATTTGCGTTTTCGTCCAGCTATTCGCTCTTTATTTTCTTCGTGGTATTCTCTGATTCGCTCTTTATTTTCTTCGTAGTATCCGCGGCTTCGCTCAGCTATTCGCTCTTTATTTTCTTTGCGGTATTTGCGCATCCGTTCGGCTATACGTTCTTTGTTTTCTTGACGATATTTGCGTTCACAATCTTTACACACTGATTTCTGCCCATACTTACCTCGTTTATCCGCGTTAAACGCGTCTAACGACTTAACCTCGCCACACTTCATGCATTGTTTCGTGTCCTTCGTGGTGAACTCGATCACTCCGCCCATCCTCGCCACCCTTTCGTCGCCCGACGTAATTTATTCACCAAATATCTTAATGCGTTGTGCTCGCAGTATTTCGTATTCTTCGCTAGTGATCGGCTTATGGTGCAGATTGCGGATTCGCGCACGACGGCGACCGGCACCGTTTCTAACCAAATTCCGATAACGTTCGGAGTTCTCTGACTTCCACGCAAGCAATCGATCCGCTTCGCAATCACGGCAATTACTTGTGTACTGCCCACAGGGTCTACAGTAAAACTTGTGTCGCTCTTGATAACCCATACAAGTTGCGCATTTACGGAGATTAAAACCGTTGAGGTACTCCTTAATCCTTCCGCTCTTTTTTGTGCACTCGTTGCATATTGTTTGTAAACCGTGATACTCAGCCACGGGTAGTGTGACCAAGCATTTATTGCATTTTTTATAACCACAAGCCTCCATAAAACGATCCCGATAACGTTGCCCTGGAGTTTTACGGGCTTTTCCGTATCGATTGGTGACCTTAGTTTGTTTATAAGAAAGTAAGCACAAATAACAGCGCCCACCGTTTCGGAACTGCTCAGGTCGAAAGTAATCCTTGTGGTAAACAATCAGACATTTCGAACACTGTTTGAAACCAACCGACAGTAGGCGATGTTTTTCTTTTGTAGGTAACTTTTTCAAAATTAATCACCCGTTTCTTGAAACTTATTCATACTCTGCCCCGTATGGGTATTTGTAGGCGTTGCAAAAGGCTACGGAATGTCACGCAATGTCTTTGAAAGAACACCGAAAGACACTCATTGACCGAATTTTTAACGGAAACTTCCGCAGTTATTGTGTACAAACGTGCTCATCTGCGATATGATAGGTCTATAAACAAGTTCATATGAACTCGTAACCTATTTCGCAAACACCGTAATGACGACATTTTCGTGCAGCGCAAGTCGCATGATCAGCGCACCATTCCGGTACACTCGCGATGGCTCGCCAGCTTCGTTCACATGACGGCCGACGTACTCAGCGTTTTTGAAAGCGTGTTGAATCGCATGGTCCGCCGTAATACGGCAGGCTTGCGGATTGATCCGTTCGATAAAACGGACGATTGCGTGGTTGGTCGCGATACAGCGTTTGAAGTTAATATCGTTGGTGAGATTGATTAGCGAAATGCGGCGTTTAAGAGCGGACTTTCTGCGGTTAATTATCGTGGATTGTTTCATAGTAGTTTCAACCTCCGTTGTGTTGGGAATAGATGCGTATCAAGAGCGCTGATCTCGTACTTATTTATGAGATATCGCCGGATACGAAATAATATCGTCTTTTCATAGCCCAAACTGACACAAAAATAAGTGAACTCTCTATTGAGAGACAAACTCAAGTTTTGTATTATAGAGGTAAGCTGATGATGTTGGAAAAACAACACCATCGCTCCTCGTTACAAACGTCGATGGGCAACATTGATTTTTGTACGGTCTACATTTATACGGTCTAGAAAGATGTGGTAGTCTACTAGGCTAAAAGTGAAGTTAAAGAATGGTAGTCTTCGACAAAATTGCGGTTTTTAGAAATGAAAATACGCAGTCTTTCGAAGAAGCGGGATACTTTTCGGCGAGTCGAATCAAGTGTGCCCGTCAGTTCATAGAGATTATGGCATTGGCGTGCCACCTCTGTGCAGTCGAAGGAAGATGTTTCATTGGCGTGAACCATCTCCATAAGTACTTCTGCGAACATTTTATCAGTAGCTGTTTTGCAGAAAAGTCGGAAGGTATCGGTTAGTAGCTCTTGGCGGGCGCTACCGATACTTTTTTTTGTGGAGAGCAGCACGAGCGTTTGGCGTGTCGATCGTACATTCTCCGATTGTATGACGTAATCCAAGTTTTCCGGTTCCAGCGGGATACTTTTAACGAATTTTTTTGCTGTGACCCTTCTTATGTGGTCCTTGCACCGATCGCCACATCTTTTTAAAGTCAGACGATGAAGGTCGGTCGGTGTGTCAGGTGTTATTTTACCACTTAAAACTTCGTTATACATTTCGTGATAAGCAGTGCTAACTGCTTCTTCTGCATCTAACCTACCGACACCGGAAGTAAAAGCAAACCTTGAAACATCTTTTTCGAAAAAATCATTGAATAGTGAGTCCAGCAAATCTTCAGGACTTAGTTTTTTAAACAAACACAACACCTCTTTCTTTTATCCCTACCTATAATCCGCAAGAAATCAACAATTCGGTCATGGATAATTATAAAAATACTAAAAATTTTCCTTGCGGCCCTTAAACATTATAGTAAATCAAATAAATAATAATTTCAATCTAAAAAGTAGTTTATTTAGACCCCCGAGTCCTTATTTACAATAAAAGTTGTAAAATAGACTATACAGTTGTAAAATCTTATTAAGAACAAGATAGAGAGGGTTTTTAAAATGAACGGAGAGCAACTAACTAGGTATATAGAATTACTTCACCACGTGCTAGATGAAATCGAGGACGACTCACCTAGTTTAGAAGGAAATGTGAAAAACCTAAGACATGAGCTAGTGGTTTTAGAGCGAATTAGCGAACTGGATCGCGAGGAAAACATGGATACAGCGCTACCGGAAGGCCTTACCTCTTACGCGAAGAGAATAATTAATAAAGTACTGGTAGGCTCCCCAAAGGATAAACATATCGACTACTCACCGATGTATGCGTTGATAGCTCGTTATGGAATTAAACTATCTAACATGTGTGATTACCTCAACATTAACTCTACGATCAGAACAAGTATTTCTAAAAATGAGACTGTACACATGGATACATTGATTCAGATTTCAGAATTCCTGGAGTGTGAAGTGAATGATTTGTACACATTTATCACATCATCTGAAAAACTCAATCGCCAAATGAAAGCAAATCTAACTAAGTTCGACGAAACTACTGAGTACAAAGGTAAAGATGTGAAGATACCTACTGCAATTCTTAGGGAAATAAAAGATACAGACACGTCTGCCAACGAAATATTTACAATAGGTATTCCAAATAAAGGACCTGAAATTGATTTAAAAGAAGCAATTGAACAATTCAATGAAATACTTTCTAAATACTATCTAAAAGAAAAGGAAGCAAAACATTACGTTAACACGATTTATCGGCATACAAATGGTGGTAAGCTTAATCAAAGTGATATAGGCACTTCTACTAAAGATAATAAGGAGGAATAATGCTTGGCTGCCTACAAAGCGACTAATATCCGCTTGGGGCAGCTCCTTGACAGTCATAATATGACAGCACCTGATCTAGCAGAACGAGTTCATGTTAGTAGGAGATCAATGTACAACTATGTTAAAGGATACAGGCCCTTACCGATTGATGTTGCGTATTCAATCGCACAGTACTTCGGTGTTACGATAGAATCTCTATACGATTGGGTTTTGGTAGAAGCATAGTTTTATAAAAACAACAAGAGTAAATGACTGGCGGGGGCTGTCTCAGCTTCCGCCATTTTTGAGCACGTTCGTGCCCGTTAGTTGTAATTTTATCACCGTTTTTTAAAAATGGCACTATAATTTACATTACCTGTCAAAGAATTTTCCCAAATTGTGACGCAATCCTTCGCAACCTTGCGCCATCAACGCATCATTCGCATCTTTCACGCCAAACTGCGCACCCAACCGCTCGACCCGCACTTCTGCGTAACCCTTCAAACCGCGTTCCAACTCCGCTGCCCATCGCTCCCCTGCTCCATCCGCATCGGGTACGATAATAAATCGCTCGACCGGACTTCCTCGCAGAATATCGATTTTAGCGCGACTCACCGCAGCCCCTCCGGTAGCAACCGCCGGAAACCCCGCAGTCATCAACGACATGGCGTCAATCTCCGCCTCAACTACGCAGACTGTCTTAAACTGGCGCTTGTGTACGCGGTCAATGCCGTAGACTAGCTCCGAAATCGGACGGCCACCGGGCGCATACCAGAACTTCTTATCGCGGACACTTCGGTATTTCATCGCAACCAAGTCGCCCTTAGCGTCATACCACGGGATGACTATCGCCTTCCGCGCCGGATCGTAGCTAATGCGGAGCGCACCGCTGACTTGCGTCGATATCCCGCGGTCCTGTAAATAATCGCATGGTGCGGTAGCTATCGACCCACTCGTTCCAACTAAGGCCGGCTTGGGCGCCTTACTCCGCAAACCTAATTTGAATTGCGGTAACTCGGTCGTGGTCGTACGCTGCGTCAATAGTCCACGATACTCGTCAACCACTTCTTCGACGCTAATCCCGCGCAAATGTGCGATTAACTTCAGCCATCCGCCTTTTGCGTAACGATCGTCGGTAGCGCCCGAGTCGGCCCACACGCCTTTCAAGTCACCGGTTAAGTTAACGAAGAAGCTCGGTGAATGATCGTCACGGAACGGGCTTTTCGCAATTAACTTGTCTTGCGACCAATTGGCGCCAGGCCATTCAAACTCCCGCAACTCTTCTTCGACGTCGATCAGCGTCATGACTTCGTTGATTTCGTGTTTCGTCAGCAACTAGCAGCGCCTCCTCCGATGTTATAACAAACGTCAGTTCGATTTTTCTACGTGATGATTCTAGTTTGATAGATAAACTGGCAGATTAAAAGTACATCTCGGAAAAACTACCGTTGCATCAATATTATATATTGCCTATTGATATGAAAGCCATTTCAAAATGATTTTTAAAACTACCTGCCCCTGCAAAATGATCGTAATCATCTTTTAAATGTATTACAAGCATATTTGAGTCTTCGTTGGGCATGTCTTTATTTTAGATTACTTCGGCATTGGCGACCATTTCAGTTAAAGTCGTTTACGGGCGATTAGCCGCGCTCACACCCGATTAGCTACGTCATCTGCGCCATTCTTGCACCAATACGCGTGATTCCTGCACCATACTGCGTCATATTGCGTTACTATAATTCCAATATACAGCAAGCACCCTAAATCCTATAACATTTGTATCGATTTTTTTAAGAGGCAGCGAACGCTTGCGCCATACACCTTTTTAGAAAGCATTCGCAAACACTTCGCTATCCGTCAATTGATAGACCAATCCGTATCGCGGTAAGAATACGAGATCAGCCGAATCCCCTTCGCCTCCATTACGCCCCTTCCCGATTTCAATACGAGCCGTATCGTCTGCGCTATCAAACGCAATCAGCAGCGTACTATCTTCGAGAATCGCTTTTGACTTCTTGACGGCATTCCGCGGTGGAGGCGCCACCGTACGAACGTCTTCGCCATTCTGCGTATTATCCTCTTCAGCTTGCGTAACAATCAATAACACGACTTGCTGGCGACCGATCATACGACGCAGTTTCTTGCTTGTATTCGCTACATCGCCGCCTGCGGTCTTACTCGTATTCGCCTCATAATCCATCAAATAGATTGGATCCAGTACTACGAAGTTAGCGCCAGTCTCGATAATATCCGTTTCCAAGTCGTCTACGGTGCGTGACGTAAGGCTCGGATCATCGGCGCCCTTAATGACGAGTCGACCGGGAATCTGCGCCATGTAATGGTCAAACACGTCCCATAACGCTGCTTCGTCGGATTCGCTAAGACTTGCGCCAAGCATCGCCAGGTTATCGAAACCTTCGTTATGATCGTCGCGGGTCCGGCCGGTAGCACCGAATCGAGCGCTGATAATCGATAATGCCCGGCACAACACTTCGTACGTAGACATCTCGAGCGACCAAATCAATGTGTTAGCGCCTTCAAACGCAGCATGAACGCCTTCCTCCAATGTAATAACCGACTTACCCCGGCCGGACTTCGCAAAGACCGCATACATATTGCCCGAATGGTAGTCGCCGATTACCGGGAATTTCGAAGGCCATCGCTTGCTACTTGTTCCGGCTTTACGTTTGGAGTATTCTTCCTGAAAAGCTGATTTCGCTGTTCGCATTTCTACACCCGAACTACGAACACTTGTACTTAGTTTAGCGCGATTTAGCTCGTCAATCAACTCTCCGGTAAAATTTTGTAACGGGGTACTGTCGAATTTTTCCTGATCTGTAACGTATCTCTCAAGAATCCGCACAACTTCGTTTTTACCGCGCTGTTCCTTCATCTTGGCAACTAAATACGTAGGAGTATCGCCATTTGGCGTGTATACGTCAGCAAACTCCGGAATTTCGTAAGTGACGGTATCGAGCGTAGGTATCTCGTTCGTTTGTTCATAGTGCTGGGCGCAAAACTCGTAAGTGTTTTCGAGTAGTTGCGTGGCCATGTCTCGTTGTACCAGTCCGCTAATCGTGAGTAACTTCGGGTCGCGGTTATCGATCAATTGCGAAATAAGGCGTGCTGCGTAATCTGCCATTTGCTACCTCCCAGGTATAAGTTAATTGTTAAGCGGTTTTTGCTATCTGACAAGGACAAATGAAATCCGCTTATTTTCCAGTGAACCCGTCGCTATTACTACGATCAGTACAATAGGTCAAAAGTATGTGTCTACTATTTGCGTTAATGACAAACTTCCGAGTGTAAATCTTATTCGATCTATTTTTATTTTCCGACCGAACAACACTATATATTGAGTTTAGCACATGCCAATATACTTTATATAGACGTTTTAGACGTTTCTAAACCTATTTGCCTACAAGATATAGGTTATCGTTGAATTAAGAAAAAATAACCCCTTGCATTGAAAATCAGGTCAAACAAATTCAAAAAGGCTGTAGTCCGCCTTTTGAGATATATTGAAATAAGGCGTTTTAACGTTTATGAGTTCAAAAGACCTTTTAAATAATTATGATCCATTCCTCCTAGGAGAAGGAAATTACTGTTTTCATCGTAATCCACGCTTACTTTCGCCAGTAAACGCAATCTCTACGCACTGTTCTTTTACTCGATCGGCTAGTCGTTGCTCTCCGAAAACCATCGCTAGTTCCTTCATTTCGATATTACTCGTATAGATGGTCGGTTTCCCTGCGGCCACTCGCGCATTCACTAACGTATGCAGGTGCGTCCGGAACCCTGGCGTCGCTTCCCGCACTCCAATATCATCGAGTACGATCAATTGCGCCGTCTGCGCCATCCTTAGTTCCGCAACAAACGCCTGCATTTCCGCCGAATCCTTACCGAGCGCAACCGCCAAGTTATACGATCCTTGCCACGCATTCACATCGAGAAAGTACGCGGGATTGCGATGATGCGGAAATCCTTTTAGTTTCGCCAGGTAATTGAGCGCAATGAACTCGTTAAGTAAGGCGCAAGCTAGCGTAGTCTTACCGGTACCTGGCGATGTCGAATGCAAGTATGCCGATCGTAAGCGGTAACCGTCCTTGAAGTGCTCGCGGAATCGTTCGGATAGGCGTTTTGCAGCGCGTGCTGCGTCGGCTTGCGTACCCAACATCGGTGCGTCTTGTGGCGTCAGATGGCGGTAATCCTGTGGGATATTCGCAGCTTGCAAGGCGCCTCCGATACCGCTGCCACCGTGTAATGCGATATGGTGACCGAGATATTGCGCCGGCGGGGTTTTCGCCGCGACTAAGTGGCGCAGGATTGACGTGGATGGGTCGAAACTTGGGGCTTGCGTCATTTAGCGTCCTCCTTCCATCGAAATCAAAGTTTTATCTTGATACTTTGTTTCTTGTAGTATTCAAGTACGTAATCCGGAGCAAATTCAAGTGAACTCCATGCGATAGATTTCATTTCATCGATATGATTCTTGACATAATAGGCATATGCCATCGAACTAACTCCGTAAATGCGACTTACTTCATTTTCGCCATTGGAGATACAAGCGGCATTCGGACAACCCTTCACACCTGTCCGCTTGTCCTTCCAGTGAAAGAGTCCGCATTTGGTACAGTAGAACTCACGTTGCTTCATAGTACTTCCGCCCTCTCAAATCAAGCTTTTATTTGCGTATACATTTGTATACATTCGGGTATAATAATAGTAATACCAAAGGAGGTTTTACCATGCCTGAAACATTTCGAAAATCAAAAATAGAAAAGTACTACACGTCACTACGCTTGCGAAAGTCAGTAATCCGACAACAGATCAACGGTGGCGGTACTATCACTTATACCGGAGTACAAATGAGTTCCGAAACCATCGCTAAACTACAGGGTGAACTCGCAGCGCTAGAAGTGGTCCTTGCTGAACTTGAGCAGCTGTTCGATCTGTATAACCCGAACGACCCGCAATCTCCGCCAGCCAAGTTGTCGAAAGACTAATTACTTCGCCTCACGCAAATTCGCCAACCTTTCGCTAGCCAACTGCCGCTGTTCCTCGCTCATTACGCGTTTCTTGCGCAAACTCACGCTAAGCCCCTCGACCATATCGCCTTCGACGCTAACTTCCGCCCCGTCCTCGCTAACCGACGCAACATTTTCGATTAGGTCGCCCCATTTGCGCATATGTGGCGGATACGTCGAGTGCATGGTCCAACGCTTAGTTTCCGCATTAAAGATAAGCACCGTTTCTTGTTCGGAACGTGGTACGCCCTTAATCGCCATATATTAGTAGCCCTCCGCAATTCTTTTAAAGTTTTCGGCGTTCTTCGCATCATACGCCACCAAGATATCGCCGTCAGTAAAGCCGAGGCGACCCATGATATGCGTAGCTAGCGCAACTACCTTGCAAGCGCTCTGTACCGGATATTCACGATTCGGCGAATAATCGAGTAGTTGTTCAAGCACGTAATCGTTGCTCAATCGGCGCCATTTATCGGTTTCAGCTTCGAACATGATCCGCGAGTATCCGCCGTCCATCGTAAATAACGCCGCCGGCATCCCGTCCATCCCCGCCAAGAAGTGCAGCAAGTCGATATACTCATCGATAATTCGCGCTCGATCATCGGCTTTGTGCTTCCACCATTTGAATGTTTCCGGAAACTCGTTAATAAGTTCGCCACGTTCGATCAGCAGCGCACTCAGGCGGGCATTATCGTTAGGTAACCACTTCGCCTTACTTAAGAACGCGTCATCGAGTTCCTTTTGGCGACGTTTGATGTATCGCCAAGTTTCGCGAGTTAATGGAAACTCCTTATTATTTGGCGCTTTATTCGGCTTATTCATAACCAATCCACCTGGCTTTCCGTAGTAGTTTCGCTGCCTTCGTCACTTTCGTCGCCCGACGCCGGCTTACTGACCGCTAAATACGCACGACTAAACGCATTTTTACGCCAACTCCACGCAAATCCGAAACTGAATCCGGGATATTGCGGAGACGGGCGGTACTGTTTTAACTCGAAATCGTACGCTAATGCCACGACTTCTGCGCCATACTTATGCAGCGCTTGCTTCATCATGCGAGATTCGGCGCCGTAATTGCGGAATGGTTCGTAGGGCAATTTAAGTACCGCCTCATGTCGCGCCTTGCAATAAGCGCCTAGCGTCGTCACCGTCCATTTCGAGTACGGTAGTTCGGCGTAGTTTGCGGTGGCCGGCGCTTTTCGCGTACCCTTTACGGGGCCTCGCGTTTGGGCGACAGTCATATCGGGGTTAGGGAAAGCGTCCATTGGCGTCACTCCTTCGTAGTATTAGCTTTGCGTATTTCATGCGTTTTGATTGCGCGATCATCGCGAGCCAGGCGCTCGAGTTCACGTTGGATATGGTCAATCGTTTGTTGTGCGGTCCAATCGCTGTGTTTCGCAATGATTCGTGTGTTGGCGATGATTGTCGTAATAGCTCCGTCCAATTGCGGTGTCTCCTTCCATCGAAGTCAAGGTTTTATTCGTTCACGAACTCTTTAAACGCAGCATAAGTTCCGCCCGACTCGTATTCATTTCCAAGTTCGTCTTCTTCTACAACAGGTTCTTCTGTGTCGATAACGCGGTAATCTCGTTTGATTGCAGCCAAGACTACTCGCTCGTCTCCTTCGAACCCTACTCCATCCGCCACCGTAAATTCTTGATCTACTTTGCGATTTTCGTATTCTTTTGTTGCGACATCAAGATCCTCGTAAATGCCGATCAGACCCTCTTCACTGTCGTAGACCATCCATAATTTCTTTTCCATCTTTATTCCTCCCATCGAAATCAAGGTTTTATCGTTGCCTTAAGTAACTCAACATGTTCGCCAGTAAATTCTGAAAGCATCAAGTTGGTCATATGCTCAATTCTTACATTTCGTTCTTGCTCAGACGCAAAAGGATATTCTTTGTTAACATGGTTTTGAGCGTGTGTTAACGCCGCACCGAACACGACACCAATCATAAAAATAGGATTTTTCTTCATCTCCACGTTCTTCACCCTCTCAAATCAAACTTTTATTCTTCATCGAAACGCTTGAAGTTTATAATGACCGTCGAACCTTTTGGATAACCGAAAGATTTTTCAATCTCGCCAGCAATATGTCTAATAGCATCTATATCGGTAATTTTTCGATCTGTCGTAGTTTCCGTGTGACCAAACCCAAAGCTATGTGGAGTTGTATAACTGTAAGACACGAAGTATTTTTCCATCTCATCATCTCCCTATAAAATTTACTTTTGATCGGCTTCAACCATCTTTGTGAACTTATGCGACGCCCAAATCAGCAGTCCAAACGTAATTCCCGATACCATTCCGCAAAGATAAACAAGCTCCGGTGCCAGTGTACTCATGCCTTCGCCTCCAATTCTTTAATGTGCAGCTTCAGCGCCTCAATTTCTGTGTCTTTTCGCTCTACAATCTGTATCAGTCGATTAACTTCCGCTGTATCACACGACCGTAAAAGTTTCGGAATATTCCGTAAATAATGCGCGTGACTCGCTTCCAGGTACAATTTATCCGATAGTTTCGCCATTACACGACCACCTCGCTAAACTCGCGCCGTAACACGCTAAACGTGCGCTTTGCCAATCGGCTTACGTGCATCTGCGATACTCCGATTACCTGCGCTACTTCCGTCTGTGTACGATCCTGCATGTGCAGCAATTCGAATACTTGTGCGCATTTCCCGCCTAATTCGCGACTCACGGTATCCACGGCGCGTTCTACGGCCATATCGCTGAAGTAATCGTCGAGCACCGCCGGCATGGCGTCTTCTAACGTATTCCCGCGCTCATATTCGTGTTGGAACGACAGTGGCGCCGTTTCCAGTAAGCGTTTAGGCATCGACCAATAACGAAGCCGATCAGTTACTGCCTGCCGCGCATGATTCGCAGCATACGTATTGATTGACGACTTGCTGGCGTCGTACTGCGGTAAGTGCTCGAATAGTTTCATTAGCGCAATTTGCGCTAGATCATCGACGGTGTCGCCTTTGTCCGCAAGCAGTGAAATCGACGATTGTAGCGATGGGATACGCAAGGTTTGGCGCACGGTGACGTCTAGTTGCGTCCAGTCTAATTGGTTAGCGTTGGTGGCGGTAGTTTCGAGTGTTGCGGTA